CGGTATGGAACGGCGTCGTGTCGGTGGACACGGGCGAACTCCGGTCGCATCGGAAAGAAGACTACCTCGAAGCAATTCCGCCGGTGCGCTACATGGGGCAAAAGCCATGTCCGCATTGGCTGGCCGCGTTGCAGTTGTATTTCGATCAGGACGCCGAATGTGAGCACAAAATATCCGCGCTACAGGAGTTCATGGGCTACTGCCTCATGCCCCACGCGCGGTATAAGAAAGCACTCTGCCTGTATGGCGATACGGACACCGGCAAGTCTCAGATCGCGACCGTAATTCAAAACATGGTGGGCGCGATGAATACGTGCTCCATTTCAGTTGAGGATATGGATGAGCCGCGGAAACTGGAGCCGATCCTCGGGAAGATGGTCAACATCCTGACGGAACTCACAAGCAAATCCATCATCGCGGACGGCGGGTTCAAGAAGCTGATTTCCACCGAGGAATCCATTCAGGTGGACCCGAAGTATGAGAAGGCAATCCTATACAAGCCAATCGCGAAGCACGTTGTGGTGTGTAACTCGCTTCCGAAAGTCAACGATATGTCGGCGGCGACATTCAACCGGCTACTGCTGATCCAGTTTAACCACAAGATCCCGGCGGCCAAGCGGAATCGCAACATCATGGATTTATTGAGGAGCGATTTGGAAGGGATACTGTATTGGGCGATTGAAGGGGCGAAGCGGCTAGCGGCGAACGATGGCGATTTCACGCGCATCATGGAGTCGGAAAAAGCGCTTGAGGATTACCGGGAGCGCGAGAATCCGATTAATATGTTTATCGCGGACAAATGCGTCACCAAGGAAGATGACGATACGCCAGTGGACCCTGATATCCCGGTTCTAGTGTCGGAGTTCAACGATGCATTTTCGACGTACTCCAAGCGCGTCTATGAATCCCGAGCAACAATATCGATGCTGAAATCGGCCGGATTCAAGGTTGAGAAATGCAAGGATCGCGGGCGATTCCGGGATAAGAAGTGCGTGTACGGGTTGAGGTTGGCTTAAGAGAGCGTAAACCTCGCAGGTTCAAGGGGATAGAAAACGCCACCTTCGTTAACTCGCCTAACAGTGATATGCTGTCAGGCGAGTTTCGGAGGAATTATGAATTCAGTGTTAGTGGCCGCCATCAACCCAATAGAGCAGGTCGAAACTGCCAGCCAGATTATAAAATCGGCCTTTCATGCTCCATGCCTTGATTACGATGCGCGGCTTCTGACATGGCGGTTTTCCACTCCAAGCGGGCTTGATCCAATCTCATTCATGGCGTATGACGACGGGCGCCCGTCGGTGTTTGTCTGCGCTATGGGCCATCGAGTAAGCGTGGCGGGTGTCGAGCGGGATATCTATATTTCCTCGTTCTTTTCCGCTAAGCCGGGCGCATCGCCAGCACTCCCAGTATCGGTTCTGAGATCGCTCACGAGGGCGCTGAAGTCGGCAGGCGTGCCGTGCTTGTTGTTCGCGCAGGCTGGAACGGCAGGAGAGAAAATGCTTTTGCCGTTAAGGGATTACCGGCAGATTGATGATTGCCAGGTGTACGCAGGTGTTGGGAGGGTAGCGACCGGAGGGGTGGAGGTTGAGGAGGTAAGGGTGGATGCGTGGCAGGGGGCGTACCGGGATCTCAGCCCGGAGAACAATCAGGCGATCATCCCGGTTCTGGAATCGGCGCATTATCTGCACGCGCCCAGCGACCGTCGATTACTGGCGGTATTCCGTGGAAGCCATATCGTCGGATGCGCCGTTCACGAGCAAACCCGGCTATCGGGAGGGCAGGTTCAATCATCGCTTCATCACGTTCGCGCAGTGGATGCGGAGGCCATGCGCGGGCTGATGGCGCATTGCGGGGGAGTTACCGTGCTCCCAAATTTACACTTGGGGTTCTCCCCCGCATTGGCCGGAATCAGACAAACTGGGGCCAGATATTCAGCGTTCCTGATTGGGGATTTAGACGCCACTGAAACCTGGACTGAGATTATCTAGTTTACGGCGCAACCGAGGCATCCTGACGCGTCGGCGCCCCCGCTCGGATCTCCAGAGGCCCGGATGTGTAGGTGCTGATCCCGGCCCCTGAAATCTCGATCTTGTAGAACCCCGGATAGAGGGTTGCTCCCCAGAACCCGGACCCGTCCGTCAGTAAAGTCTTGACGGTATCACCAGTGGCGCTTTCCTTGATCGTGACCGTGAGCCGGTCATTCAAGTACGAGGCTCCCGAGCCAACCGAAACATCGCCCATGAGCCACCCCTTGAACGGCGAAGTCATCCACGGGAAATCCGGGATTGCGGGCTTCTCTGGGAATTGTGACTTGTGAGAGATAAACGATTGCGCGTTCAGCGCTCCGCACAGCGATTCGCCCATGGAGAAGCAGTTCAAATCGAACGCGGCAAACCCCTTATTCCCGGCTGCAAGGGCACGTTTTGCTTGCGCTTGATTGTTGGCATCAGTGTTACCTCCCAGATAGTACCCGAGCCCGACGGCAATCATTCTAGTGTGCTGGTGCTGCCCCATCCATGCCACCCAGGAATTGAACGTTGCCACTTCACCCGCATCGTTCTCGTGCCGGTAGATGAACGGCGCGGCGAAATCTACGATCTCATCCTGAATCATGGCGTGCCAGTCCACAAAACCGTTTCGATACGGTTCCGTGGTGCTGAAGTCCTCTCCGACAGGGGCGGAGCCGGGGTAGTTACCCCAGACGACCGGCGAAAAGGAAACCTTGACGTTTGGCCGGAGTTCTTTCGCCCGGTAAAACACCTGCCGCATTTCATGGTAGACCTGTTCCCGGCGCCAATCCTGCCAATCCGAATCTGTCTCCACGGGCCATCCTGACTTCCCGAGAATTCTGTTAAATCGGTCAATGCTCGTCTGGTTATAGCCAAACCATTTCCCGGAACTCACGTAGGGGTAGCGGATGTAATCGACCTGGATGCCGTCAGGCTGATAGCAGCCAAGCGGGCCGACAATCTGATTGACCGTCCACCGCATCGCCGCCGGGTTGCCGGGATCAAGCAGGAGATTCCGATCCCCTGGGAAAAAACCGTCCGACCGCTTCGTGAGCCAACTGTCGTCACCCGTGGCCGACAGCCCGTGCAGCGTCCAGACGTGAGTAGGGACATGAATGTCATCAGCCTCATACGCCATGAAATTGGCCGCCTGCCAGAGGTGAACCTCCAGCCCGGCTGCGCGTCCCTGGCGAATCACATAATCGAGCGCGTCGAACCCGCCGGGATAGATATCAGTCGCTCCGGACAATTCCGAGTACAACGGCTCGCCCTGTGTACATTGCCGGTAATTCAAATACCGGTTGGGCTGAACCGTGATAATGATGCCATTCAAGCCGGCGGCGACCGCCCGGCCAATCCAGGCATCCGTAGACGCCGCGCTGTTTGTGTTATCGACCCACGCCAACACATACTGCTTCTTAGGCGCAGCAGGGGCGATGCTTTTTTTGGACATCGGCTTGTATGCCGAAGTCGAGGCTTCCGCCGCCATCGGTATAGCGCCGATGTCTTCGCCATCATGCCCGGCTCCACGATAGGCTTCGTTTGTCGGTGCGAAACCAGCCTTCACGTACGCCACGCAATCAGCGATTTTCTGTGCCTGGGTAGACAGGTCATCCGTTAGATATTCGATAGTCGAATCCAACGTGGAACTGCCGAATGGCAACCCTAGCGCGTGATCCGCGCAGGACCGAAACGACCGTTTTGCATCCACAAACCCAGGCATTTCAGAGGTTGCCAAGTCGTTTGCGCCAGGCACAGCCGAAGTCGGAATATCGTAAACAGTACCGTTCGATTGGTCTTTCCCGGAGACGGTCCACGTCATAGCCGGGACTGTCTTGCAGTTCCCGCAAGCGTTGTGGGTTGTATTCGCGGGCGTGACGGGATCTACGGCGAGCGTGGCGCGGTACGAAGAATCCGTAGTCCACGCGTAAGATGTCCCGGCGGCTGCAGTGGTTTGCCATTGCAAGTTCGACTGGAAGTAGTCAATCGATCCAGTGACCGCGTTCCCACCTTCGCCGAAATAAGGGGAACCGGTACAGCAAACGCCAAAAAGCGGGCCAGCCGTATTGTGCTCCAACTTCAGAACGGGGAAATTCGTCGTAGTGCCGATTTGGTTCATGAAGATGCTCGAACCGAGGACCGCATCTACTTCAGGGTCTAAATCCTGCTCATAGGTGTAGTAGCTAGCAGGCAGTACGATGTTGTTTTTGTACGTGTGGGTGTAGGCGGAGCAATCCGTATTGCAATACATCTGGTTCACCAGGTTCGCTTCAGATGGACCAGTGGATGTATACGCGAATTCAAAGAGGTTCCCGGAGATCACTGCATCAGCACGTGACTCGTTTGACCATCCGTGAGGGTTCGATCCGGAACTGTTCAAATCCTTCGTCTGTATAAAAAAATTGTCGGTCCAATCGCCGGATAACTTCGATGTTTCTACCGCGACGTTCTTCAAGTGGACGTTATTTGAAAACCCGCCCATCACGTTCGCAGTAGGCACGCTTGCGCCCGCGCTGACGTTCGTATCAATATTCCCGGTGAAAACACTCCCACTGATCGTGAATCCGCCATAGTAAGACTGGGTGGCGGTAGATGGCGATTCAATATAGCTATCCACTATCTCCCGGACGCCAATAATCCCGGTGGTTCCATTGGTCGTAATTGCGGAACCGTTCACTATTACCATGAGGCTTCCACGGATGCGGGCGCCATCCACATCCGCGATGCGATTCACGATTTTAGTCCGAGTGATCGAGATAATATCCGCGCCGGTTCCGCTGGTATTGATCGCCCGGCCTACGCCGACACCGTTGGTATCGTCCATCACGGTATCCGACATAACGAACCCTTCAAAGGCGTTGTTATTGTTCGATAGCTCGAATTCTATACACGCGTTGGAGACCGTTAGGTACGTGTTCGCATTCAGCAGCCCCGTAGCATTGGCAGCCGTGACGGCAAACGTCAGAGAATTAGCCGTTGGGACACTCGCGACCGTGAAATCATTCGAGGAGAAGTGCGGGCCGGTCGAATTCTGCCGGAACCAGAACCGGTTCCCGCTGTTGTAGAGCCCATGCGGCCCGTCGAACGTTACCGTGGCGACGTTGGATGTGACTGAAACGTCCGTGATAGCAGGCGTTGAAGAGGAGTTGTACTGAAACTGCGTGCCGCACTTTGAGATATCGGCGTGAGCAATCTTGATGTTCGGGCGCCCGGTCGTTTGGTCGTACATCACTCCATACGCAGCGCCGTTGGTCGTCATGCTCGTGAATGTCGCGGTCCCCGAGCCTCCATCCTGGCCCATAAAGAGATTCACGTAAGAGTTCGACACCGCGTTGTAGAGCCGGTAAACAATGACACCGGGATTCGACGCCTGGGATGAGTCGAATTGCCACGTACCGCCGCGCTGCACTTCAAATGTGGAAATACGCGAAGTGGAACTCGCAACGCTGGTCATTTTCACGTCGCCACGAACGGTCAGCGTGCCGCCTGAACGAATCTCCACCTCTCCCAAACACGTAGAGCCGTTGGTTTGAACGTGGATTGCCGGTGTAGTGGCGTACATCTGGTTTGGCGAATCGCCAACCGTGACCGACGTATCCACATGCACCACATGGCAGACGGTTGCGGTGTCCCCGTTGCCTGGAGGGGCGCTGCCTCCCCAGGTGGCTGAATCGCTCCATGCCCCAGCTTGGGTGGATGTGCGGGCCGCGCCGAACGCAGGGATACCGCAAAGAAGGATAGCAAAAATGATTCGCATGGCTATTAACGGGCCTATTTCACGGAGTAGAAAATCCAGGTCAGCGTCTTGAGATTCACGGTTGCAGCCGCGGTATCAGAGGTATGAGAAGGATCACGGAAGATTTGATATTGCAAGGATTTTCCCGCACACGAGGCCGGGATTACACCCGTGAACGTGCCGTATGCTGGTCGATTCGCTGTGGCATTCGCCGCCACAGTTGGAGGGCTGGAGAACGTCGTCATGGAGCCGTCGGTATCTTCACCAGCCGCCACGCAGAGATACTTGCCTTGCGGCACGTAATTTCCCGTTGTCGCCGAAGTTGACAGTTCCAGGCTGAGATCGGCGCGGAGGATATTCGCCGGTACGTTCAACTGATCCGCAGCCGTAGTGGTTCCTGAATTCGCAAACCCGAGCACGCCATAGTTGCTATTCGTTCCGGTCACACACGCTGGTACCGCGGGGCTGCTCGCGGGTAACGCGAACCCGGTGAATGCGTCCGTCCCCTGGCACGTCGCCACAGGCACGGAAACCACGGTACGGATGAGAGGATTCTGAAGACGGACATACGTCCCGTCCCACATCGCGGGATGCGGCACGCCTGCCGCCACCTGCCCCACTAGTACCGCCGAGCCATCCGATTGCACGATGGTCTTCGCGCCGAGTGAGGAGCAATTCATCGTTGGCGTGGTTCCAGTGTTGGCGTTATTCACGACCACCATCAACGCCGCGCCTGGCGCAATATCAGTGGCCTTTATCGCGCCACTCGCCCAATATGCGGTCTGATTCGAGAGCGTGCATGTGTACGCCGTCGTGCTCGATGAAGTATCCACCATGCGAATCACGCCGTCGTATCCGGCGCCCGCCACCAGTTCCCAATACGCCGAATTCTCCACTGGAGCGTTTCCGACGTTCGCCGCCGCATAGCTCCGGTACGTGGATCGCTTATATGTCACCAGTGCGCCAGCCGCGTAGGTGGTTCCAACTTCCCAGGCCCCCGCCGGGGAGATTGGCTTGATCCACTGCCAATCATCGGAGTCGTAGTCGCTGTTCGTGGGCGTCGTTATGTTGGCAGCAAACACCTTGCACGCCTGCCAGTTCTTGCGCGTTGTGAGGCTGAACCCGGAGCCGCTGGAGTTATCCGCCCAGGCGCAAATGGCGTTCGTGCCGCTGGTTCCAGGGTCGCCCTGGTCGCCTTTTTCGCCGGTCGCGAAGTCGAGTTTTTTAGTAAACGGATTGTATGTCTGCGCCGACGCCAACGAGGCCGCGAGGACGAGAATCAGTAGTGTTTTCATGATTTTTATCCCTGACTTACTCGAAGTACGTAGCCTTGGAGTCGCACGCCTTGTCCATCGCGCCCGATCCATAGGCCGAGATAATGCGATCGACCGCAGTGCTCGTGTAGAAGCGCCGTATGACGTTCCAGACACGGCTATTCGTCCGTGGGGCGCTGGTATCGAACCGCAGCGTCGATTCGTTATAAGTGGCGTCGGCTACGCTGGCAGTCGCGAACGTGAACGTCGTTCCACTTGGGACCGTGGCGATTGTGTATTCTTTCGGGCTGGAACTGCTCCCGAGATCGGTATCGACCGTTGCGCCGGATACCCGAATGCGATGGCCGACGCCGAGCCCATGCGCGCCGGAAGTGGTGGCGGTGGCAACGTTTGTGGAAACCGCAATCGAGGTCAGGGTGGCTACGCTGATCGTTGTTTCCGGCTGGATTGATGTGGAGGCGGAACGCGAGAAAACGGACACCTTGTTCCGCGCGAGAGCCTTGCATTCATAGTCGTAATTGCCGGAACCGTCACGGAAAAACAGAATCTCCACGGATTCCGGCTCCGGTCGATCCGTGATCGCGACAACGTTGCCCTGCGCAAAGGCGCACGTCGCGACAAGCAGGCACACGACGGCCCGCTGTAGTGCGGTGATAATCATTGAATGTCTCCTGGGGTTTGTTAGAACGGATTGTTAACCGGCTGTTAAAACGGCTGTTTAGATACGGTCTTCGAGGATGGCGATTTCCTCTTCGCGGCGCGCAATCAAGCCGTTGCTGACAGTTTTCTTCTTCGTCTCCGGGTCCGTGACGTACTTCCATTCACGAAGCGCGGCTGGGACCGCCGCCCAATCGCCCGCGTTGACGCACTGCTTCAGCTTTATGCCGAGAGATCCCGCGTTATACGCGAAGGACACTAGGGCGTCAAACTGTGGTTGCGTCATAGCGACTTTCGCGGCATCATTGACGATGGTTTCGGCTTTCGCCGTGTCGGACTTCAGCCATGCCTCTGCCTGCTCCGGGGTGCAGGTATCGCCGGATTTCACGTTGCGCGTGTGACCGTAGCCGATAGTCCACTTCCCTGCTTGGCACTGGTACGCCTTGAGCCTGAGCGCTTCACGCTTGCGGAGAATCCCGAGAAGTTTACTGCTTGCTTGCATCCGGTGCATTCTTGTCCTCTGGCTTCGCCTCGCGCGTCTCGCGCGGGCTCCTCACGAGATACGCGAGCACCGCGATAAGAGCCGATGCCCCGGCAATTTTGCCAACCTTCACCGGCTCATTCACAAGTGAATGCGGATCGTTGATGACGCCCAATGCAGCTCCGGCGGCTGCAATCAATAGCCCTCGCAACCAGTGGTTATCCATTTCAGTTCTCCTTCAAAAACGCTTCTGCTGATTCAAGCCGCCTCATTGCCTTGAGTAGCGCGGCTGCTTCCCGGCGAGGCCATACATGACCCTGCCCGGCGTTGAACTTGTCCGCGAATCGGATCATGCATTGAGCGAGGTCGTTATAGCGGTTGGCGAACTCTCGCACGACGTAACGCTGATGGTTCCGGCTGGCTTCGTCGGTGTATATCTGCGCCGCGAAGGTGAGGATGCTACGGCGTGTCATAAATCGAAACCGTCTGAATTACCTTCGCGTGAAGTTCTTCAACCGTTCCGTTGTTGCTGATGATTCCGTCGTGCTTGAAGTGAGGCCAATGCAACTCGGAAATATGGCCGTTGCCGGTGACGCCATCCCGCTCAACCCGGTATAAACAACCGCCAAGATTCGAGATCATCGCGGCCTCATTCGGGAACCGAACATCGGTGTAAACGAAGCAGCCGGTATCCGGGAGCGATAGTGATTCTGCTTTAATCCAGTACTCAGGATCTTGCGCGCGCCTAAACTCCGTTCCCCAAACTTGCAGTAGCCGCCGCATCTCCGTGGATGTCGGCTTGCGCCATGGGTCGAGATCCCCCGTTACGCGGCAATCCAGCAGCGCCCGGCGGCAAACCTCGGGCATCTCATGCCATACCCGGTCGCAATACTCAGCGTCGGTCATGACGCGCCGAATTTCGCCCCGTAGCGCTTCCGCGAAGGATCGCTTAACGAACCCTTGCGCGGTAAGCGCAGCGGCCGCTTCGTCTTTCCCCGCTCCAGCGGAGCCGCAGAATCCGATTACGGTTCTACCCGGTACAGCCATCATCCTTGACTCCACGCCTTCCACAGCGCCTCCGCCGTGCGATTCAAGCCCAGTTCATAGCCGGGATCGTAAGAATCCACGCCCATCGGCGAGAGGTGCCCCTCGTAAAGCACATGGAGGATTTCATGCACCAAAGTTTTTTCCATCTCCTCATCCGATGCAGGCGATACCGCTATCCAGCACTGGCGCTCCTCGGGATGCCACGAGGATTCACCGCAGAGGCCGGGAAGCCTCGTAACCTTGAACTCAGCGCGTGGGAGCCATTCGTGCATTTCCAGGCGGCGCATATAGCTCCGCCCTTTGGCGGTGAGTTTTCGGGTTGTCATGGGGGTTAGGTGACGGGCGTGGACTACTTTTTCTTGGCTTGCTTCGGGGTGTCCACGGTACGGTAGTGAAAGACAGACCGTGCGCCACCGTCCGTACGAACACGGAATGCCTTCCGCTCAACGATGCCAGCCTTCACGCCGTCTCGCAGTGTTTTACCAACAGTGCCACGGGTTAATCCCGCCTCAGCAGACCAATCCGCCTCTGTTCTCCATCCATCGGGGATCTGATCCGCTCTCAGCCCGGCCAACTGGTCTTGAATCTCGCGTAGTGCTTCTATAGCGGTGAGTGCCAATGTTCTTCCTCTCCATGTGCGCAATTCCAACGCTCCAGATGAACGCTGGTGTACTTGTCGTTAAATTCGCCCCAAGCGAACCCATGCGCCCATCTCAGTCGCGCGCGGTTGTTCTTCGCGTAGGTGAATAACTTCGGATCGCCGAGCGTGCCAACGCACCACCCGGTGGGGCGATCTCCCCGGCGGCCGCGCATCTCGCCGGGAGTATGAAGATGCGCGATAACGCACTTCCCGAAAGCCTCCGCGTGATCCCGGACGGCCATCTCGTTGAACATCCATCCGTGGCCGAATTTGGTGTCGCCGAACGTGAACCACCCGTCATCCATGCAGTACGGGCGAACGATGGTTCCGTTCTCTTCATCGATCTGGCGAAGATCCTCAACCACTTTCCCGGCGCAGTGCGCCACGATGGCGCTTGGATGGTTCAGGAGATTGTAAATTCTGTCGTCATGATTGCCGAGAGTGCGATGGGTTGGCCGGTATCTTTTTAGCCAGTTGCACCCGGCATTAAAATCAAGATCGACCGGCGCAGCCTCATCTTTCGTCCCTTTGGCCCCGCTGCGGAATGCCGTGAAGTCGTGAACGTCGCCGAGGTCGATCCTGACTTCGGGTTTGTATTCGCCCACAAACCCCATAACGTGATCGAGTGCCGTTGGGCAGGCGAAGGTGCTATGGACGCAGCCGACGGCTGTAAACCGCGTCCACTTGCTTAGGATCGCGGGGGAGTTATTCATGTTTCCGAAGCGTGACCGTCAACGTTGTAATAGCTTCGGTGTTTTTTTCGACAACCTGTCGAAATTCGGACCCCAGGGCCGTTAAACGCGACTCTGAATCCTTCCTGTCCTGCCGGTAGAAATAGATCATGATGCCAGCGATAACGCCACCGGCGCCATACTGGGCAAGTGTTTTAAGTAACTCTTCCAATGGTTTATCTCCAGATGTGAATTGGAGAAGGAATGCGCTTGCCGCATCCTGCTCGTGGGGATGCGGACAGTTAAAACTTGGGTAGCGCCGGAGGCTTTGATTGCTTCAATTTCGACGTGGCCTCATGATCGATAAAATCATCGGGAAGACCACCGTCATCACCGGGTGAATCAGCCAGAAAATCGGCCGGCAGATCGCTGGATGCTGCCGAAGATGAATTAGGCGATTTGAGAGCACCAGCCGCGAGTCTTCCTACCGCTCCGGCAACGGCTCCGCCTACGGGAGTTTTTAACGGCGCAGGCGCGGATGTGATTGCCCGGCCAAGCGGCCCCATCCATGCGCCAGCGGCGGCCCTGGGAATCGCGTAGCCACCAATTGCCGCCCCGGCGAGTGCTCGCCCTACCTTGCTGGCTTCCTGATCTCCAGTAGCCACACCAGTAGCAGCCCCGCCAATCGCGCCGCCATAGCGGAGGAGGTTGTTATACCTGGCCGTCTCGGATGTGTTCGTGATCTGCGCGGGGCGAGTTACGGCTTTACCAAGATGGACGGAATCACGGAGTTCCTGGTATGGTCCCGGCCCGAATAGCGCCTGCACGGAGTCGTCGGTTTGGTTGAGGGTCTTTTCCAATCTCCGCGGATTGATATACAAATCATCGCCGACGGCCCTGTTCTGCGTTTGACTCTTATCCAGCAATGCATCGGCGCGGTTGCGCTGGAGTTTCGGCAATGCCTTCATGTCGCCAGCGCCGAACATAGGCGCGGTTGCCTGCTTGGTTTCCGCGATGGCGGTAGGGCTATTGTTTATCCCCTGCGGGAGAGAGTCCGGCTGAGTGGACCGCTCAATCGTGCGCGTTGTGGGGTTGCCTTTCCCGCCCTGAGAATAAAGGGTTGCGGATGTGTCCCGGTAATCCGCATTCACCGCGCGCCAGTCTTGGAGAGCCTTAGCGTGTGCCGGATCGGTACTGTTCTTTAGCGTCTCGTCAATACTTGTATCAATGGCATTCCGAAGCGCGGGGATCGCCTGCCTTTGGATAGACGCATCACCGTGTGTCATCGCCCGTTCAGCTTCGAGTAATGCGGTGCGGATCTGCTTCGCTTCACTGAAGGTCATCGCCGGATAACCGGTGTCGATGGCCCCGCCTGGAATCCGCTGTACATCGTCCATCCCGGCAATCTGGCGCAGCTTTCCTAGAACCTCCTTAGGGAAGAATGCCTCCATGCCTTGCGGAAGACCTTCGATGAAAGCACGGGCTTCGCCCTTGGCGACCGAGAAGTCAATCGGAGTTTCTCCGATCACGGCATCAATCGGCGCATACTGCCCCTTGTAGTGCTGCGCCGCCGCCCCACGATTTCCCGTAAGTTGATCCTGGAGCGCTTGGCCTGCCTCAAGATCCTCCACTCTGTTGGGATGGAACTGCTCTGGAATCTTCCTGGCGGAGCCCTCCCACTGGCTTACAGCCTTGGCTGTTTTTCCGCGAATCGTGTTCGTTCCGCCTGGGGTTTTCTCCAGTGCCGATTCCACGAACGCCATCAGCGGCCGATCCGATGCCATGCCGGGAGTAAGCTCAACTCCCGCCTTGGAAGCAAGCGAAATGGCCCGCTGGTTGGGTTTCGCGGCTAGTTGGACCGCGCGCTGCGCGAGCGATTTGACGCCACGATAAGCCGGGGCAACTGCACGTCCTACGCCTTCACCGGCGGCGTTCTGTACGAATGTGCCAGCGATTTCTTTCGTAGTCTCAAGGTCACTCTTCGGCGTGGGCTTCAACCCGATAGCCTGACCAGCGCCACGGGCGAACCCTTTTCCGACAACGGCTCCAGCGCCCGCCGCTGGGATGGAAGCTATCCCGCTACCACTGATTGCGCCAAGCGTTCCACCCGCAAGCTCCCCGACGGTATCGAGTGCCGACTGTTTCTCGTCATCGGTGAGTCGGTCCCACCACGAGCGCAGTTGTTGGCCGATCGCTAAAGATGATCCGGGGTTCATTTAGTTCGCTCGCTTCCAACCGCGCGCTTCTGCGGCTGCTGCCTTGTCAGCCTTCACCATGACTTCGCGCCCATCCGGCCCGCGCATTTTTACGGGCGCCGTTGTGGATGCCGGCGTAGTCAATGGCGGCGGCGCGCCTAGGGCCGGGCGTGTTCTGCCTGAACGGTTGCGCTCCTGAGCCGCAATCTCCATATCTCGCTGAAGTTCAGAGATTACATTGTCAATCTTGGACGCAGCGATATCGGGCCGATCCGTAATCGTGCCGAGGATCTTCTCGTACTTCTTTTCGTCTTCCTTGCGAAGCACACCGCCTTCGAGCGCCTTGCCTACTCGCTGGCGGATTAGATCAATACTGCCTCGAACCTTCTGCGCTTGTGATCCAGGGATATAGGCCTGAAGCCCAGCTATCGGTCCTAGGTATTGCGAGTTATCTTGAAGGACAGTCTTTAATTCCTGCAATCCAGCAATGGCTGATGCCCCTTCTGCCGCAGACTTCCTTTCACCAGCGGTATCGAAATTCGGCTCCTCCCAGTCTGGAACCTTAGTCAGTAATTCATCGCGAACTGCCGACTTCTCTTTAGCGGAGAGCCTGTGAAAAAGAACCTTGCCGTCGATGACGCCTTGGGCCGTAGGTGACAAGCCGCCCTGCCCCTGGCGAGTGGCAGAACCAGCCCCGCCGCCGTGGACCATCCCCGCAACCAGTTTCCGAGTCTCTGCCGCCTCGTGCGCCAGTTCCCGGCGCAGATTCCCAGACTGCTCCCGCGCCGCCCGCGACTCCACCATCCGCAAATATCCGTCAAGTTCACCAGCGGGAACCTTCGTCCCGGCCTGCAACCCAAGTTCTTTCGCGATCGTGGGCGGAACTTCGCGCCACGTTGCCATTTCGGCCTCACGCTTTGAGGTCTGCGTAGCCGCTTCCGAAGGACGGCGGTACTTTTTCCCATCAATCGTGGCGTACTCCCACTGGTTGTCCGTACCCGGTGTCGATAGCGGCGTCGGCATCCCGGACGGAAGTTCCTGCCAGCGGTTGTTCGCGATGTGCTCCTGCTGAGAGATACCGCTAGCCCGGCGGCGCTCTTCCCGGTCCTCTTGGCGGGATTTCGTATCTTCGATTTGAGAGTTCCGGTATGCTTCAGTGAGGTCGTTATTGCGCTGTTGGGATTGCACTTTCATGCCTCCAAGCAGCGCATCTTCCTTCTGCTTAAAAACCTCACGTTCCCGTGAAGGATTAATTAGCTCTGAGGCCAGCCCCGCCACGCCGCCGCGAAGGAAGCTATTCACTGGACGACGCCAGCCTCCAATCGGCTCCGGGCGGGACTGCTGCAATTCGTCGTACTGATCGACCATCGTCTTTGGCCGCTCGGGCGCAGGCGCGTCCACGCGCACCTCTGGCATCTGCAGAGCGGGCGGTGGACCTTGCAGCCCTTCCTGTGGCTCCGGGATGTTCGACTCCGCATACACCGGCTCCGGGAGGAAAGAAGGCGTCCGGAGCGGTGGCGGTTTGAATGGCCGGTAAGTAGGTTTATATGGCATTGAATTAGCCTCCTGTGAAACCGCTCGCGATCCCGCGACCCAAACCACTGCCCAACCCGGCCCCCAGCGAATTCTTGAACGCCGCTCCAAACCCGGAATTCCGGCGCGCCATGTCGTACTGAGACGCGGTACCGGCGTTGCTCTGCAGCGCGCCGGCGGTGGTCCCGTACAAACTGATCTTCTGCTGGTTTGCGGTATTCACGTTGTTGTTCTGCTGGTCGATGTTGTGTTGCAGCCAGCCCCGGCCTTCGGACTGATCCGTGCGCCTGGCGTCCGCGATCATCCCGGCTTTATTCGCTTGGTTGTTCGCGACCTGCATCCCCTGGTTGAACTGCGTGTCCGCTGCCCAGCGGCCGTTATCCTGCAAGTTTTGCGCGATCTGCATGGAGCGATTCGTTGCCCGGTCGTCGCCCTGCTGCCAGAGATCCGCGCCGGTCTGCTGTTTCCATTGCTCGGAATTCATATTCCGGTCATAGATGCCCTGCTCCGACTGCAGCCGGTTGTCTCCAATCGTCCGCTCGGTTGCCAGCGACCGGTCTGTCGCGCCCTGCTCTGCGCCGATGCGCATGTTCTCGCGGTCGGCATATTCACCCACCCGGCGATTGCCCATCTGCATCTCGGCATTCGAGCGCAACCCGGCGTAGGCGTTCTCGCCTTGCTGCCGGATGCCTTCAATCCCGAACTCGCGATCGGCTTGCTGCGACTTAGCGCCCAACCGGGCGTCCAACATGGCATCAGCCGAGTTCACCTGCGCGCCCTGCTCATACCGATTACGCAGCGCCCCCATAGCCAAGGGGGACGTATTCCCGGAACTGATGGCCCGCTGCTCGATCTCATCGAGCGCGGCTTGCTTCTGGTTGTGAACGTTCCGGGCTGCCCGGTCCTGATAGTCCTGCACGTCCCGATCGGTCATCCGAACGCGATCCGCGAACCCGGAGTCCATTTTCAGACTGTCCGTGATCGCCCCACGAACACCGGCATCGCTGGCGTTCATGATGGCGTCCTGGCCCGAACCGTAACTGGACATTTGACGGAGCGCCGTTGGGTCGATCGAGCCACGCATCGCCGTGGCCTGGTCACCGTACGCCGAGCGCATCTGACCCGTACCGTCCTGGTTGATCGTGTCGATTTGCCCGGGCCGGAAGAATTGCCGCGCCTCATAGGGGTTCCCCATGATGTTGCGCTGATCTTCCGCGCCGAGATAGAGGCTGTTGATGTGATCCTGGCTCGTGCGCAGCCCGTTCATTTCCTGGTCGCGCATGATCGCGGCTTGCTCCTCCGGGGAGTAGCCGGGGCCGGAATAGCCGCCAAGTAGCGGTTCATACGCGCCGTGGGCTTGGTTGCGGTACGCATCGGCGCGGGACTGTGAACCGCCTGAAACGCCGTTCAGTTGGTTATTCAGATCCTCCCCGCGTCCATACGTGAAGTCGCGGTTCTGCCGGAATTGCTCCTTCACGTCGTCGGTGTTTGTCACCGGCTGGCCCTGCGTGGTGAGCGCGCCTTTCTTCAGGTTGTTGAGGTCGATCTGTGCGTATGAAGCCATGGGGATTCCTTTATTCGGGATCGCTAGTGACGGGTGAATCGGCAGACACCGCTGGCTTCCCCAGCGTTTCTGCAAACAGAACCTTGGCGACCTGCATAGCATCGGCTACGCCGCGCGCATAAGCATCGGAGCGGATACAGAAATCCGTGAAAGCAACTGTGTTTTCAGTTGATAGTTTGATTTGTTTCATAGCTATGCCAGAACGTAGCGGGCATCAGATTCGGACTTGCTGTACACGCTGAGGTTTGTCCTCGCGCCCGAAGCGTTCGTGGCTCCAGTGCCACCGTAAGCTGTCGATAGCGCCGTGGTGAGAGACAGCGAGTTTATCGACACCGCGCCCGCAAAATCGGCCGCTCCAGTGATCCCATTCAGCGTAATAACGGCAGCCCCGGCACCATTTACAAACACGGTGAAGTACCCGTTATCCCCAGAAGTAACGTAACTCGTTCCCCATGCCGCGGAGACTGTCTGCATCGACAGTTCTACGGTGTTAAACAGAACGGATCTTGGTACACCAAGAATCGTCCGTTCAATAGTCAGGTATCCTCCAGACAGCGTTAGCTCAGAATCTTCCGAGGTGTTTTCTACGGAGACTTCCGACGGAGACAACCGTAATACGAAGTTGTTCCCGTCTCCGTCAGTTCCGGTGATCTCGATATCCGCACCCTTGATCTGTACGCCATCTTCATCGGCGTTGATAACCGGATTGGCAACGTTTGGGCCGCCGATTTTTGCGACTTTAGCGTAAATCCCGTACTCGTCAGGCCCTGTAGCGATCTTCCCGAGAATAACCACCGGATCATCGGCGTCATCCAGAATCGTCAGACCACCAAAATCATTACTCCCGCCGAGGCTGATCGTCAGGCGGCCATCGATCACACTGAGAGGCGCATCAAGCGGACTCGTACCGCCAAGATAGCCTTCTTCAGACCAGAATCCGCGATAAAGAACGTTGTCAACAACGCGGGCGCCAGTCCAGAAAATCATCCTCCCGTTCTCGTCCGTTACCGCGAACTCTCTCACGTTCTGCGGCGTGCGAAGCGCTTTCGTAATCAGGTCGAGCGACTGTTGGACCTGACGAAACGCTTCCTGCTGTGGCCCAGGCAAGCGGCCGATGAGAGTAGACAGGTTACCGGGTGACTTCTGATCCCTTGGGAGGATCGTCGTTACTGGAGCTTCGATTGGCATGGGTTACAGCCCAGAAAACGCGGTCCAGTAGCTTTCCAGTTTTGATAGCTGCAAGTATGCGTCTGCCGAATTCCCCGTGAAACGATACGTTACCGATGGCGTGTTCTTCAGGTAGAACTGCTTCTTCATGTCGTTGTTTGGAGACTCGCTCAAAACCAACGTGTAAGGCCCAGCCGATGACACCTGATCCTGCCGGCGGATCAATAACGATGCGGTTCCAGTCCCTTTGGCGCGCATACGAACCATGTGGTGAGCGTTAACGCCGATGGGATGTGATGGAAACGGAGCCGTCTCATAAATCCAGGAAATCCCGTTGCCGTCATCGTTGTACGGGTTGGCGTCGTCCTCCCCGTTCTTCTGCCTTAAAACCTTTCCGGTAATTTCTTCACCGCCAGTTGTCGCCGATCCTACCCAGACTTCGCGTTTCTTCGTTACCGGGTTGTAGACTGTTTCGAGCGCCGCGTGGAAATAGTTGTCGATCGTCCAGAATGAGTACCGAATCGCTTCCGGCTTAATGCCGTCGGTATAGTCGAAAACAAAAATGGCGTTCGCCGCAGTCGAGTTATCAATCGGAGCCGAGACTAGAACCCGGTTGTGGTCCTTGTCGTCCTTAACCTTCACTTCGTAGGCGTAAGCCCAATTGATCCGCTGCCAGTCCGATTCAACCTCTTGCGAGATAGGCTTTTCCGAGTACTGGCCGTCTGCGAAAACATACAGGCCGCCCTGATCGGCGATCCACGCCAAACCGCGCGATGCGTTAACTACTACACCTGTAGGAGACATGGTTCCGATGCGGCCATCAACCAATCGCGGCGTAGGCCAAAGCACCGGGCGTTCGCCGGTGTCGCGTGTGGCATACGTCCAACTTGGGCCGAGAAGGTAAACAGTCCCATCCGGCATCACCATTGGGGCCACAATCTTGCGCTGGCCTGGGAGTTCTATGAGGTGTTGATCCGCCGTGATCTGTTGGTACTGATCGAACTCGCTGATATAGACCTGAGAGATACCGGCAATAGTGGTCAGGTAACCCATCCGCTGACCCACCTCGAATACATGAGACGGCTTGAATGGCCCGCTACCTGCGCCGTTCTGCGTCATCCACAACTGATAATCAGTGACTTCCGTTCCAGTGGAAAGCAGATCATCGTCCGTGATGGAAATAGTAATCGTGACTGTGCTATTTGCACCGCCAGTCACGGCTGCTGTCGCGCCTGGGACCGCAATATAACGATTTAGGTTGCTCGCGGTGGTCATCACCACCCAAACAGAAACCGCGTCGGCGGGCCAAGTCGCCGTGAGTGAGAACTGAATGTTCCCTGTCCCCGTACTGGTAAATGTCGCTGGAGCAAATACGCCACTACTGAACGGCGCTAACTTCCCACGATGACCACTCCGAGAAAGGATGTAATATCCAACCCGGTGAAATCCCGCCGTAACGAACCCAGCCCCAGGCGCGCTAAGACTTGGCGCGGTGGACATGGGAGCCGGAAACGCCTTATGGCTAGAGACCACCCCTGTACTGTCGAAACCATCCGAAACCTGGCATTCCGTATGCCCTTCTCCGGCAGTGTTGAAAACAGACGTGTATAGCCTTGTTCCTGCGCTCGCATGGACCGCGCCATAACCGCCGACTGCATTAAATAATGTGGCCGGTGTGAACGGGGTAGTTAGCCCTGGAACATACCTGACATTGCCGTTTACCGGGTTGTAATAGATGAGATAGTTGCCGTTGGCAGCAAGGGCATCATTCCCTTTCTGCCAATTGAACATTGTGGCGATGGCTTCATTCGGATTCCATACTTCACCAAACCCATAGCGCGTCCGAAAGTTCCCGTTCTCATACTCGATATTCACGGACTCTCGCGCCGAGTCCGAAGGCAAATCGGTATCTTCCCGACGAAGACGCGGCCCTCTGAAGTCGGTCGTAGCCGATAGCTTGTATTCGGAAATAGCCATGAGTTTGACGAAGCAAAAGGGGTGCGCCTGAAAGCGCACCCCTGTATGAACGGACGATTACCGGGCGAGGAGGGAGATAGTCTGACAGACGCCAGCCGTCGATTGCACGGCATGGGCGTAGTCAATAGCAAGCCGGTCGGCTGCCGCGAGCAAGAGTGTTGCCTTCACGGTCACAGGAGCCAACACCTGCACAGTGTTTGCAGTGGCGTTGAGGTCCCACGCAGTACCGAGGGTAGCTGTGCCACCGCTGGCGTTTGTGGTCCCGGAGGCCTTCTCGATATTAGCCGTGGATGTGCCACCTGCCGCTACCGCATGTACCTGACGGCCATCCCAGATTTCATAATCCCGGTCTGCCGAGAAGAACCACGCGTCCGTAGCCGCCGGAGCATATAGCCAGAATGGGATCTCCAGCCGATCCGCTTGCGGAAACACTGTGACCGTGACGCAAACACCCGCGCCCTCGGTGTTCGCCGCGTCGAAGTCAAGGGAGACCCGATCCCCGGCCACCAGTTTTGTGGCCGCGAACACACCTACCTGTGGAACGTTTGCGGTCGCGTTCAGGTCGAACCCGGCGTTCCCGTCGTTCGTCAGTAGATTGGTTCCCGCGCCCGGCGCTTCAGTGCCGTCATCCACCGATACCTGGACATTGGACGTGGTATCAGTCTCTTCCGCGGTGGCATGGACATAGCGAATCGCGCGGATCGGATACTGCCGGTTCGCGATGAAGAACGCCTGGTCCTGGGAAGTCACCGCCGCCGAATAGAACGAGAAATCCAGCGCTGGGACATCCGGCTGAACCCAAACCATCAACAGCACTCCGGCGAGCGAAGTATTCGCGCCGGTGAGCTTGAAGGACAGCATATCTCCGGCGTTGAACCGTAGTACGCTCGCGCCAGCGTTATTTACTGCCGAAGAAAGAGTGGCGGTCTGTTCGGTGTTGTCATCGCCCTTCATATTGAAAGAGCCCGTCATCACCGAAACACCCGCGCCCGGAGCCTGCCCGCTCGATTCTTTCGTCACCGTGCCAGTCACAGCGGTTCCGGCGGTGCCTTTCGTGCCGTGAATCTCAGTAATTTTTGTGATCGTGCCGCTGTAGTTGAAAATGTGAAAGCGCGTTGTCGCGACAGCCGCATTCGCAACCGCTTTAAAGATGCACGGGATGCGCATCGGCTTCCTGGCGTATGCGCCGCCAACCAGAAGGTTATCCTCCTCGTCATAGCGAGCAATCTCAAGGTCTGCCGTCCCAGCGGCATTCCGGCTCATCAGCGCAGTGTTGTTGTCGATACCGTAATCGGTCGGCGTCTCATTGCTCAGGCCGAAACGCTTCACGAAAAGAGCGCGAGTCGCGCCCATAAAACTGTCTACTCTATTAGCCATTGGCTTCTCCTTTTAAAGCCGCCCGGGGCAGGGCGTAATGGTTGGGATTGAACTGCTATTGGCCGCGCCAAGTGCGGCGGGGCCGGAACGTTGGAATCTTGATGGGGCGCTTCTGGCGTTCCTTAATCATTGGGTTGATAAGGAGCCTCAGCGCGCCGCCAGTAGCATCTGGTCCCATTGACGGGCCATATGCTAAAGCAAACAGTGCGCTCGCAAGTTGTGGTTGTCCACCGAGGGGCGTATTCGCGATGTACGCCGCGGTAATAAATCCCAGCACGGTTCGCGCGCCATCAATCGGAATCGTCCCCGTGGTTGGGGCCGATCCAGAAGACAGATACTCGATCTTCAATTGCCGGTTGCCCGTCGCTCCGATGAAATAGAAGGTGTCGCCTTCCCATTTCCAGAACAGAAGATTGTCGGTTGCCGTGAAGTTGCTGAGATCGTCCTTCGGGAACATCATCAGCCAGTCATCAGGCGATCCGGCGCGCTCCCATAGCTTCTCCGGCTCCCCCATGTCGCTGATGGAGGCGGTGGCCGGAGTCAGGCTTGTCGTGCCCGCCGTGAGCGTGTGAGTGACTTCCCGCTTCGCTGTCTGGAGGTTGTGATTCATAATCACGCCCCAGACGGTTTCGTAGGCCATGCGGAAGAACGGGAGTTGGTACGCGGCTGTGTATTTTTCGAGGTCAGGGTCTCCGAGAAGAGACCCTACGTCCGAATTCACTTCCGCTACGGTTGCTAGTGCCATGGGGTTCGGAGCCGGTTACCGTCGTGCGTTTGCGTTTACAGGTGGAGGCGGCGCGGGGATGGCGGGTGGAGGTGGGGCCGAGATGGCTATCTTGGCCTTCAACTCTGCGAGCTTCGCCTCTGCCTCAGACCGTCGGTGCTGGTACTGAATCCAGCGATCGAGGTCGATCGGGTTTCCGCATTCCTTGCAGATGATCGCCGTCGAATCAACCTTCACGGCGCAAATCGGGCAGGCGACCAATTTCACCATGCCAACCGCATGAACCCACTCGTAAGACTCGCGGCCCAGGTACTTCGCGGCCGATCGGTGAAGTTCGCTGACCAGCCCGCGGTCCCCTTTCACCCAATGACTCTCTGCTTCGTTGCAGAGCTTTTCGCACCACGTATCTTGGATGAATCGCTCGCGCGTCAGTTCTTCGGGCGTCGGCGCATCGCCAGCACAAACGAAAACCCCCGGGCGCCCATACTCGCCCGCGATCTTGTTATCGCGCCATTGAGAAACAAGATCCGCAGCGAGAGCATCGGCGAATACTGGAGTCTGGAACCTCTGCTGAGATCCGTTGCTCTGCATTTCGTGAACGTCATTCACGACAAGCGTTTGATACTCACCGGGCTCTGCGGCCGCGATAGTGAACCTGGAATTGTACCCGCCGTCGGGACGCTTGGCGAACGGCCGGTTCGCCTTCAACGGCTGGAAAAAGATTGAGCAAATTGTTTTCTGCATAAGTTAGATGCCTCCGAAAGAAACCTGGCCGCCCCGCTTGCCGGGGACATTCCCGAAGGCGACCGCCTTATCTGCAATCCAATCCGCAACGCGATCATCTGACCGTTGTTCATTGCGGTCCATCTTGATTTGTTGAGTTTCGAGAACCTGCGAAACCGTGAGGCTGCGTAGGTGTTGAACCTTGCCGATCGTGTCGTAGGTAACGGCCTCGTTAGGCTCAATGCCGGGCCTCAACATCACGTCCGTGACGTAGAACAGCCCATGCTGAGGAAACGGAACCTCAGTACCGAAGGCCGCCAGCCACACATCCGGCTCGCCAGGCAAAAGCCACTTGGCAAGCAGCCAGCAATCGCCGGTTACTTGCGGCTCCCATGTGTACTGCGGCTCGAAGACGATTAGCCCGTTCCGCTCCACCATGTCATTGCTGGAGCGAATCGGAAACTTCAGATCGCGAGACCAGATCCACATGTAGATCGGTTCGCCTTGCGGGTTGCGGCCGAGGCTATCGCCTAAGATCCGGTTCAGCCGGGCCAGTTCGGTTGTTTGCATAGTGGTGTGCGTGCGTGAAAAAGGCGGGCGGCGTGAACCGCCCGCTAGGTCATCGGAGGGAGAAAGGATTAGAACCCAGTCGGGATCGAAGCGTTGTACACGAAACCGCCGGTGGCCGGATTGGAGCAGAAGAAGTTCTCGATGACCATCAGCCAATACTGCCAGTGCAGGGTCACCGCTCCGTCGCCGTTGCGGCCCTCGAAGAACTTCCGGCCGTCGGGTCCGATCATGAAGTCCATTTCCTTCAGATACACCCGGCCCCAGTTGTTCAGGTCCAGCCAGTCAACGCGCTTTTTGGACTGGTGCGTGCTCTTCAAGTGAGAAACACCGCACCACCGGATCATGTCGTCGTTGATATCCGAAGGCATGATGTCGATCATCTTGTCGGAAGTACCGCGCTGCCACTCCGAGATGGCAATGCCGGTCGTGTAAATCTGCGCAGCCTGCGCCGGGTGGATCACGCCGAACAACTTGCTCGGGGCGCTACCTTGGCGCACGCGAATCTTCGTGTTCAGAAGAAGTCCGTGAGTTGGAACAAGGGAGCCGGCCGCATCCACCGTGTTTGGCAGAATTTCAGGGTAGTTGGTCTTGGACAGCCCAAGCAGAGAACCCGAAGTGCTTTCGTTGTGGAAGTAGTTGATGCCGTTCACCCAGCTCAACGACGTGCCGGTACCACCTGCGCCGGAGAACAGGAGGTAGTCGTCATTCCCCGGAGTGATACCGCCGAGATTAGTCACGTGAACTGTCGCCCCGTCGCGCGTGATCCGGTCAATGTAAGGCAGATTCGACGGAACGGCCGAGGTTCGATTTGTGCCAAGATCGTTCGAGAAAATCTCGACGCGCTGTCCTACCTGACAAAGGTTCGCGCCGTATTCCGAGTCCAGCGTGAAATTGCCGGTATCGTACGCCGTGGACAGTGCCATCAGGCCCTGGTTCCCAGAACTGATATTGAAGAACGAGGCATCCGCCTGGCGCTTGAACGCCGGGAGAGCTTTCTTCAAGTTGTTTTTCCACTGGTTCGTGGTCGCCTTATCGGCAGCCGTGTTCCAGATGGAGCCAGCGCCGATATCCACGCCGAAAAACAGCGGGAAGTACGTCTGATACATCTGCTGCGTGGCGGTCGCAGAGCCAGTCGGCAATGCTCCACCGTCCAGCGATGCGGTCGCGACGTAGCCCGGAGGCTGAGTCTCAACCGGGATGCGGAAATCCTGGCCGTTGGGAGTCTTGACGATCTGAATGGACTCGGAGCCCTTCTTTAGTTTTGCGTAAACAGTGTTCTCGGCCGCCATCTCGTAGAGGGTCGGCAGATCCTTGCGGACAGTCTCCATGTTGGAGGAATAAACGTCAGCGATTGTCTGTGCCATGATGATTGGCTCTCCTGGTTGAATTTGTTGCGGCTATCGCATACGCTGGCTGACCAGATCAAAGGCTGCGTCAAACCCGCCCTTCTTATGCGCTTCCTGCAGTTGCTGCTGGTGCGATGCTCGGGATGCGGGCGCCTGTGAACCGTTCGGCTCGCGTCTTGCCGCTGCGTCTGCTGCTGTTTTGTGCGCTTGTTTGTTCGCACTAAGAACGCCACCCGTGTAGCTGTCGATCACGCCCTTTCGGAGTGGCTCAACGGTCCTCTGGGTGAAGTTCTTCATCATGGCCTTCAAATCCTCTGCCGATTTGCCGGTAGTGTCTTGAATGGCCCTATCTTTCAGGTTGTTGAACTGCACTTGCCATGTCTTGTTTGCTGACAGCGCCTGTTCAACTTTCTCGGACAGATCCCGGATCATGTTCTTCCAATGCGGGGTGTCCTTAAACTGTTCCTTCACGCGATCAAGCGCGGCCTCAATCGTGGATGCCTTCACGGCGTCTACATCGCTTGAGATGGACTGCGAGCGCTGCTGAATCGCGGCCTGCGCGTTCTGATGCTTCTCGGTATTGAACGCATCGCGTTCGCGCTCAAAGTTCGCCCGCTCCTCGGCGTAGGGGTCGCGGGCCTTGAAATCGTCGGCAGTCAAATACTTGCCGTTAAGCTTGTGATCGAGGTTCTGTGCGAGCGTGAGAAGGCTTTCATCCTTCGTCCGCATCGCCTGCTCGTAGAACCCCTGAATCGCGGCCTGGGTCGCCTGCCCTTGCACCTGCTTGAACAAGCCCGGCGCGGCGTGCGGAAGGCGCTGAATGAACGACTGGCCGAATGACTCGATGGCCTTGGGATTCGACTGCGGCCCGAACCAGAAATTGACGAACTTGTCCATCCGCTGGGGATCAGCGGAATCGAAGTCGGACATCATCTGTTCCGTATAAACCGCGGACTCGTAATGTCGCGCGATATCTTCCGGCGTGGCTCCGGGAACCAAATCGGACACCTTGCGCTGGAACTCGTGAGAGGCTAATAGCCGGGAGGCTTTCTGCTTCGAAAAGTGGAGCGTCTTGCCGTTATCGGAAGTTTTCTCCGGCTTGATCTCGCCGTTATCGTCCCACTCGTCTTCCTCAGCGGCCGGCTCGGGAGTGGCCTCTGGTTCCGGCTCGGTTTCCTCTACCGGCGCTGGTTCTTCAACCGGGTCCGCGGTTTCCGCCGGCGTATCCTCTACAGCCGCGGTATCGTCGGTCGCTTCCGGTGCGGGCGCGCTTGTTTCCATCGCGGCATCGAAGGCGGCGTCAAAACTGGTATCGGCCGCAGCGGTAGCGGCCAGCGGTGATGCTGGTGTTGCCATATAAGTTTTAGGGGTCTGACTTTCTCAGAAGGTTGAAATTACGGATTACATCGGTGGCGCGGACGGTGGGCCATTCTTGGGGCCACTCGGGCCACCCGGAGGCGGCCCCATCGGCGGTGGGCCGCCCGGGCCACCCGGGCCGGGTTCCAGCATCGGCGGAGGTGTTCCCATTGGAGGCGGAAGCATCGCCATTGCCATGCCGAACAAGCGGACATTCTCACGGCCAGCCGCGTTCTCTCTCGCGGCCTTGCGCCCCGCGTCTCCGCGGAGCCAATCAAGCACCAGACCGGCGTCCATTGGATCGTCTACACCCGGCTCCGGCAATATCGTCGGCATATCGCCAACGGGCTGCTGCTTCACAAGTTCCCGGATTGTTTCGAGAATCTTTTCGCGGCGCTCTTCACCGGGAATCTGAAGTTCATCCATCCCCGGCATCAGGAAGTCACGCAATACCGCGATATTATTTGGAGCGTCTAACCCGAGCGCGTGGGCCATCGCGGGATTCTGGCCGATAATCAGATTCAACTGATCCCGCCGCTCACCCCAGGACATCGGCACGCCCGGCTCGTTATCGAAGTGGGCATTCCCGTTACTCAGAATCCCCAAGTCGAACAGATCCGAGTTTCCATTCCCAGTGGCGATCGCGCCAGCCTTCAGTCCATATTTCTTGATCTTCTTGACCGCAATCTCAAGCGTGTTCTTCCAGCCGACGCCGGTAAACTCGCCGGGAACGGCCAACTGGCTCAACGCCTGGTTCAGTTTCGTCCGGGCTTCTTCCGCCGTCTGCTTCCCAACGTCTCCACCAAACACAGTTGGCAGCAGGCCGGTATGAGACTGAAGGTTCTGCTCGATCAACCCCATCATCTGTGGCGCATGATCGGGGAAGGATGCCGTGGGAACCTTGGCAAATGCGTTCTCAAGCCGTGCGCCTACACCTGCCTTTGCCGGGAGGATTTCCGAGAGGTGGTTCCGCTCTCCCAGTTGGTCAATATCGATCACATCGGGATCTACGATCATGGACGGCAAGATCCGTTCCAGGATCGAAATCATGATGTTCGCCATGTCGTTGGTGATGTCCTGGTTCCCCAGAATTCCCCAACACACCGGATCTTTGTACAGGTAGTCGCCCGGCTCCGGCTCAAACACCGCCCATGAATCCGTAATAGCTTCGTTTTCGAGTTTGACGATGTGTCCTTCTACCCGCGTGATTTTCAGGCCATCGGGGTAGTTCTCGTACAGCGAGGCGCGCTTCTGCTTGTCCGAGATGTACTCGAACATGAACGGCGCAAGCCAGTAGCGGCTATACGTCCAGCGGGATTTCTTCCCTTCGCTGGAATTGCGGCCGCCGATCGACGCCGCAGTCGCGCGTGAGCGCCGCCCCTGCTCGTGAATCTGGCCGTCAATATCGGTTTTGATTTCGCCGTTCTCGTCTACCTTGTCTTTCAGTTCTTCCCGGTACAGTTGCAGTATGGCGCCGGGATGCTCCTCGTACTCGTACAGCATCCACGGCGCGGTATCGAGCGTCCGTGCGTCCTGCGGGAGCGTTACCTGGTACCCGGTGCAGAGCGTGAGCCGCGGGCCAGCGTTGGCGTACTTTCGGACTTCCCCTGTCGGCGTCGGAACATCGGCGGTTTCCGCTTCCTCGAAATTGAAATCCGACAGCGGCGCGCCGCACGCGGCGCAAGCGGCCGGCGGAATTTCACCGGCAGGAGTTTTTTGCCCGCACGACGTGCAGATATAGCCCGCCGGGGATAACTCCGTCGGGACCGCCTCCATAATCGGCTCCGAGGTTTCACCCCAGAGGTTCTTGTCCGCTACGTGATCGATGAATGCGTAAACATTACCGGACTTCCACTGGTGGTAGAAGACCATGATGTTCATCACGCGAGCGTTCCATTTCGATTTCAGAAACGTCGCGGTAAGGTCGTACTGCCGGGATGCGGCCCGGTCGTCTTCGTTCTGCGGATCGTCGGGAACGCCCTTGACGTTATGGAACGGCCGCGTTCCGAGAACGCTGTAGTACTTGCGGCCATACGATTTAACAACGTCGATTACATAGTCGAGTACATCCGGTGTCTCGGAATCGCCCGCGCGCGGCGCGCCGGGGGACACCCAGCCAAGGGCGCCGGTTTCCGGATTGTACTTCTCGGCAAGATACTGATTCCCGCGATAGTAGTTGTCCGCTTTGTCCAGCCGTGAAAACTGGCGCTGCTTCTCCTCTGCCGCCTCGCAATCGACGCGTTCGGAGAGTACCTTCTTCAGGTCCGGACGCAGTTCTTCGATCAGCGGGTCAGGCTGCTGTGACTGTTGAGGATTCATTAACGGGAGTTAAGCGGTGGCTTCTTCAGTAGGCGCTGTGGCTTCGGCGGCTTCAGCGGCAAATCCGGCTTGAACGTTTTTCAGGTACTGTTCGCGAGCTTCGCGTGTGGCTGCGATTGCCCACTCACGCGCCATTACGCGCTTCGGTTGAGGGAACGCTACCGGCGCAGCCGCGGGGGCTTCGGCGCGGGAGAAAACATTTCGACCTGTATTCCGTGAATACGAATCTGTGACTTTGCGCAGGTCTTCTTTGTGCTCATCATTCACCCGGCGGAGTTCGGCTTCGAGTTCGGAGACGCGAGACTCATAAGTTTCCAGCCGGGCCTTGAGGCTTATTTCGGACGCGAGGAGGTCGCGGAACCGTGAAAAGAGTAGGAGGAAGGTGGTCATAGAGATCGCCGCCATGGCCTAGATTCTGGCCGCTCATTCCAGTTGACTTTTTTACAGCTAGCACGATCCATGTATTGCAGCGCAAGGATCACGAGTGGCGATAGAATTATTACGCAAGCCGCTATATCCGCAAGGCTCATACGGCCTGCCCCTCCACGCCCGGCTCCACCGCACCCGCGCCGCCCTCAGCGGGCGCCCAAGCGTTGCATCCATCTCCCGGCTCAACGGTCATCCCCAGAACCGCACACGCGCCGCCTTCGCCGAAGTGATCGCATGTCCCACACACTTCATCCGCTGTCCGGTAGCAGACCATCTCGGGGGAGATCGGCGCTGGCCCTTGCTGAACCTCTGGCTCAGTAGCCTCCACCGGAACATCAGCAGCCACCGGAGGCGCGCCGGGCGTGCGAAGCGGAGGGGGCGGCCCCTGTCTTTGATTGGGATTCATTGGTTAGTAACTCGGGTACCACTTACTGGTGCTGGCGTCGTACATGAATCGAACCGGCTTTCCAACAACGGCCGTGCCCACTACGGCAATGTTGCTCGATGTGTTCCACGTAAAAATGTCATCGGGAATCATCGTGATGTCATGAATCTGCGCGGGGCTGGAACCCATTGTCAGCGCGGTTTGAATTGTTCCGATAGCAGACGTGCCTGAAACATGAAAGACTCTTCCGGTGGGCTCGATTGAAGCATCCGATGCAACCGTCGAGCCTATCGGGGTAGGATTTACCAATCCGCTATTCTGCCCCACTGCCCATGTGCCATTAGCGGCGGAATATTCAATCGACCAGCCTGGCAGCGTATTCCCTACCAGCGTATGCCCCATATCGGAATCGGTACTAAAAAAATAGCCCGTCCCGGTAGATTTATCATTTGCGCTATTTCCGGTGAGAATTACCTTGACGCGTCCTTCCGCAAGGATAACGGCATTTGATGGGGACACGGCAACCGCTGCCTGGTTGTTAAACCGGTTTGCAGTGAAGATTACTGAGCCGTGATTAGCGCCAGTCGTATGCGCGCGGACGAAATGAGCGTCTTTCGTCCAATCGAACCTGCAGCCATTAAACTTCACATAAGCCGTTCCCTGATCCGTCGCCACGCCACTGCTAGAGAAATCCAAATCCACCAAACTAGTGGTGGCATTGGCGGCCTCGCTGCCAATCCAAGCCCCTTCTATTTGTAACTCTCCACCCGTGTAGCTGATTGAGCGCTGCGACGGGCGGTAGGTCGCGTCTTGCGTCGCGCCAATTGTTCCACCCATCACATGGACGCGGCCGGCCTCCATCGTAAGGCCACCGGCATCCATATCCGCGGACACAATCTCCACCCACGGGTTTCCAGTCAGCAGCCCGGTTGATTGCGAGTAGAACGTTCCGAAGTTAGCTGCAGTGGCTGCTCCCGTAATTTTTACGTCGTCAGCCTTGCCGATATAGAACGATTGCGCTTGGGAGCCATAGAGCATCACCATGTTTTGATTAGCCGTCATCCCAAACGGCCAGGCATGAAAATTCTCTACGCGCGATGAGTCCACGATCGACGAAAGCGAAATTCCGCGCCTGACAAAACTCGCCTTCACATCGCGAATGGTCGGCCCGTTATAGCCGTCGATAGTGACGGCATCGTAGGCGCATATGATCTTCACCCGTTCAATATGCAACCGGGAGGTTTTCTGCCCGTATATCGCCGGCGGCCATGCTGTGTAGTCGCCAAACGTAACTGAGTCTGGTTGCGTGAAAGAGACAGTGAAATCTTTGAAACCACCGCTGGTCAGATATGCCGTGTTGTAAATTGCGAGATCGTCCGGCGCTGAAAATACGCCCGTGTGGCTGAGTCCGAAGGAAGGGTCAACGATGAACGTTGTTACGTCCTCGCCCGCCCCTCGAACGAATACCGGGATAGCCCGCTTGTGGAATGGCGCATACATGGTGTAGGAGCCAGACGCTACCTCGATAGCTCCGCCAGAACCGGGAAGGCTCCATTGCGCCTCCATTAGCCCCGCTGTCGCGCTAGTGATCGTGTATGACCCGGTATGAGTATTCGCAGTAGTGAAACTTAATGTCCCGGCCCCGCCTCCAGTAGCCGTGCCGCCCGTAATGAGAACAGCCTCTCCGGTCCCAGTACCGCCGCTGATGTAAACATAGTGGCGGGTGTTGCCGCCGGCGATCCCCGTCGGCCAAACGAAACCTGCAGCGATAGTGACCGTTTTCGATCCAGCCGAGGATAGGTCGGCCGTAAAATGCACGCCATTCGTCAACGTGAATCGATAATCGCGGGAATCCAGGCTGGGCTTGCGCTTTACCTGATTAACCCAATCAATCTGCATTGCCATGGATGGTTATTTACGGAACGGACCGAATCACGTCGCCTACTACTGGGGCGAAGGGGAAAGTTACAGTACTTCCCGATCGGGTGTAGCCATGGTTCTCTATCAACCACTGCCCATTCAACTGGATGAACGCCGGCGGGTTCGGGAAAGAAAATGTGATACGCGAACCATCCGGAGCCTCCGCTGCTTCGTCAAAGGCCATCCAATTGGCGGAAGGTATCCAATCGAGATTTTCATCAGAACGAAAGACTCCCGCTAGCGAATAGTAGGGCTTGCGCCACATGGCCTTTAGATTTGTGAATTGGATTGCCATTTAATTCACCCGATGCCTACGTGAAGTCGGCCCCGCGCGCCGCGGGATATTGAACCCCTTCAGCGCGGCGTGGTCTTTGTCATACTGCGCCTCGGCGATGCGGTTCGCCATCACAAGAGAGTTCGTGTCCATGCCGGGAGTGCGGGCACGGATGGCGTTCACTTTTTCGGCGATGTAGATGTCCTTTGGGGCCTCTCTCTCGGTGAACTTGAATCCGCCGATCATGTAGCCCAGACTGTCCCATTCGTCATCGCCGTTCTGCTTCAAAATCTTGTCCGGATCGTTTGAATCGCGGACCATCAATTTCAAGCAGGCAATCAACCGCTGGCACTCACCGGAGATCTGAATCCGCGGAAGAATCTCATCCTTGGCATCAGAAAACGTATCCATGTACTGCTTGTACGCGAGCGCGCCCTGCTCTAGAAGTAGTCTCCTGGCGACTTCATCATTCGGTTTAATGGTAGACTTCGCGAGCTTCCAGAACCGGAACAACTCGCGCGCGATAGCCGCCGTTGCTTTCGTGTTCTTTGGGGCTCTCTGAATCGTGATGTGAACCTTCTGGGCGACCTCTCGATGGCGGCGTTCTATTGCGGCCAATGCCTCTTCTACCGGAAGGAACTGCTCGTCCAGCGTCGGGCCATAGACGAACGCGGCATCTTTGCCGAGCACCTTCTTGATCCCCTCAGCAATCAACTCTGCTTCCGTCGGAACATCATTCTCGCGGTTGAAAGCGTCGTGGCTGGCATACAGGACCAGGTGGTTATTCGGGGCCGCTTCAAGATCGCCGTAGCTTTTCATCGCGATCTCGTAACCGAGTTCGACGTATCCCATTTTGGATACCGAGAACTCCCGGTAAATGTTCAATTGCTTCTTTGGGTTCCAACATCCCCAGAGGGCCACGGACCGATGCCCATACCCAACGTCTAAACTGATTGCCCGCGGCCAATGGGGCCGAAACACCATCGACTCGGCCGGGATGACGTGATTTGCCTCTGCCGGCTCCATGCCGCCCTTACGATCCGGTCGCGGGCCGTCGGGGCGGAATTCCGTGAAGTATTGACCCTCAATGGCATCGAAATCACCCTCAAGCCATCGCTCGCGCTCACCGGGCGGTAGATTTTCAAGGTCGGCGACATACGCCGGGTCATTCGCCATCAAGTACGGGTTGTCATACACCGTGGACTTGATGAAGATGCGGCTCAGTTTCTTGCCAGCGCCTTCCCATTTAATCCCTGGCTTAACCGGGCTCAGATCCGCATGCGTCAAATTGATGTAGCGCGTTTTGAACCAGGTAATCCCAGGGCCATCAGGATTTGCGGTCAACATCACCTGCGGCTTCAACTTCGGGTTCTTAGTCCGAAGCGAAAGCATGATACGGGCGATCAGTTTCTCGTCGGCGATTTGTGTTGCCTCTTCGATAACCATCCGCTGGTACTGCTTGCCCTGGTATTTGCGATAACTGTTCGCGTCCTGCATGTGGCCGCAGATACCCATCGCGCCGCTTGGAAATTCTAATGTTTTGTCGGTATAGTTCGGTGTTACTCCGAGGTGATCAAAAATCGATACCGCACGATCAAACCAATCATCAAGATCAGTCGATGTCTCGCGAAGAACTAGGAATCGGTAATCAGGGCTGTTGATATAGCTGATATCAACCGGGTCCGTAGATCCGGGAGTATTGTTGCCTTTCAGGATGAACCCGAACCCTACGTGGGTTTTTGCGGACCCGCGGCCTCCGCCTAAGGCAATCTCACGGGCGCTCGTCGCCAGCGCGAGAATCTGCGGGCCAGGCGGGCAATCACAAGTCTTTCCCGTGAAATGGTGAAAATGCCTTTCGCCTTCAGCATCGGTATCGTATCCGCCACACCATACAGGGGCGAACGCAACAATCGATTCGTCCTGGCGCACTCCGACATCAAATTTGTCGAAGCCATCGAAGCCGTACATCTCGACACGCGGCCGAGCTGCTTTCGCCTTCTTCCCTGCCATCTAACGTTTCCGTGCCCGGTACACGCGAATATGCTGCTCCGCTACTTCCGCGTCGAAGATGAACGATGCAGGAATAGCAGGCAAAATCTTGTCCATATATTCCTGGTCCGTGATCCCGTACATAGCGAACAACTCATTAAGCCGGTCGTAAAACGCCCACTCGATCTCGTCTTGTGATCGTGCCGGTTCCACGTCATGCCAAGCCAATAAGATTCGTGGCGGTTGCCGCGGTGACTTTCTTCGCCCGAACTGAAATCGTTTGGCCCGCACTTAGCCCCACAAACTGAACCCCGGTTTCACCGCCCACGGTGTCAACCGTGATGTTGCCGTCACCGCCGACGTAGATCGCCCGCGTGTAATACTGCAGTTCTCCTGAGCCGGGAGTAATCGCCCATGCGTGCTCAGCCGGGCTCTCCATCGGGAAGCCAGTCACGCGAGGCATTAAATCGATTCCCATACGCTCCTAAAACCAGATTTAAAAACCAGATTTAAAACCCCAATCCAATTCGCAATGAAATCCATGCGCCCTTGGTCCGCTTCGCCGCGCCCTGCACGCGGGCCGTGAGAGAACCAACTCCACTCAGCGCCGCAGAAACAACCGCGATTCGTTTCCCAGTTGCACTTAGTCCACCTGCGCCGGTAAAACTCGACCCGCTCACAGCGATACGCTTCGCGACGGCGACCATATCGGCCAGACCGGATAGCGATGCGGCCCCGAAGTGAGTAACCGCCGTGCCGATTTGCGCTGCAAGAGACCCAACCCCGCTCAGTGATGCCGAGCCAACCGCAATCCTTAGCGGAACGGCCGCCAAGTCCGATTCACCGGAGAGGGCCGCGCTCACTACTGCTGTTCTTTGGCCGGTGGCCTCCAGTGAGCCCGCGCCTGAAATACTGCTTGATCCAAATACAGTGCGAAGACCGATGGACTCCAGTGAACCAACTCCGGTAAACGATGTGGAGCCGAACGTGACTTTGCGGCCAACGCCACCCAGCGAACCGGCGCCGGACATTGAAGCCGTCGTAAATGTTATTCGCTTCCCAGATGCCGCTAACGAGCCATTGCCGGATATCGTTGCCTCACCGAAGTGAGTTGTTGGGCCGCCCGCTGACTCTTCCTGAAACGCAACAGCCTGCGCGCCCCAGGCGGAATTTGGGATCGTCCAGGTTTCAGACTTCGCGCCACTCCCGATTACATAGGCAATGTTCTGAACTTGTGAATCGTTGTTCTCATCGATCTCTACAAGCTGCGCCCACGATCCCGAGGTCGATGGCGTTGTGGTCCCGCTGCCGGCATGTCCAACCTGCCCGAGGTATAGGCATGTGCCGGTCGGGGTGATGCTCCCAGAACTCGCCGACGTGCTCGATCCGGTACCGCCGTTATTCGACGCGTCGAGCGGTGAAGTGGCCTTGACCCCCGAGAATTCGCTGATTCCCAGGGTGGGCAGGACGGAGGCCGAAAAGTTGACCGTGACGGTGAATGTCGCGGTCGCAGTGGCAACCTTCGCGTAGTAAATCCAAACGTTCGCCCTGGAGCCTGCGATATTGATGACGCTCTGCTGCCTGGCGAGCGAATAGCTGTTCCCCTTGTTGTCCGTTACCGACGTGATTGTCGGCGCGGTACCGGCACTCGTCCATGCGCCAACGAAGACGAAAATGTAATTCCCGACTACCGGCGTTGAGGTGAACGTCTTTCCGATGGAAGTTACGTTCGATAACTCAACCGGAGTCGGAGTCTGAACATGCGCGATCGCCATTACACGACGTCAATCTGCACTCCGGTATTCACCTGTACAGGGAGATCGATAACCGCGCGCACCTGGGCTCCGGCGTAGCCTTCGGCCTGAATGGTCATCGAAGGCCGCGGGGTAACGCCAGTGCGATCAGGGAACTCTCCACCCTCCCACGTAAGAGAAGTGTCGTCATTCCACTGACCATTGCCGTAGGTCTGTAGCATCACCGAAAACCGCTTATTTACGTTCAACAGATGGTTACTGGAGACGGAAAAGATAATCTTCGCCGCCGACCATCCTTCCGCAGGCAAGGTGAAACTGGCGGTGGTCAACGTGAGCGGTCCGCGATTCTGCGCGGCTAACAATGTCTGCAATGCCATTTCGATTACCCCTTCATCCAGCGCCTGAATCTCGCGATCCACGTCTCAGCGGCCACGCGTTCCAGTGCTTCAACGCGGTCCTGAAGATCCGCTACAACCGCAGTCAGCGCCGCAATTTGAATCTTGTTGTCCTGAAGGATGCCCATGTTTTCGGCTTAATCGAGCGTCACGTCAAGATCGCCTTCGAGGATCTTGTATTCATCGCCCGATGTGAGCGCCTTGGATGCCGAAGCCGCGCCGCCCCAGAGAAAATTTCCTGTCGTGGACGCGTCCCAAACGCCGATATGTGTAATCGTGGCCGTTGGCATTGCCGTGAAAGTGATATCTGCGGCATTCGCAGTTGCGCCGCTGGCGGACGCATCGAACGCGGCGGATTGGCGAGCATAGCTACCACCGGCGGCCTCGTCGGCCCCGGTCTCGCCGGGGTCACCGGTATGCAGGGAAACGTAGGCTGTCGTGACCGTGAAGTCGGTGTTACTGAACACCTTATCTAGAATCTTGTTTTCGAGGTAGTTACTGATGCTCATAAGAGGTTTCCCGCGGCCGTGGGCTACTGGGCTTGAAAGTGTCCGTCATTACGGGGCCAGGATCAGGCCGCGGGAAGTTGAGTGCCGGGTTATCCGATACCCGGCGATATGAATTTCTTAATCAGGAGCGCGTCTTCCGCGATCAAATACGCGTCAGACTGAAACGTCACCCAGCGGTAAAGACACGCCGCACAATTCGTCCAAACCGGCTTCGTGCGCCCGTCAAACTCAGGATGAATAAGGCACGCAGGAGACATACATCACCGGATTATTCCGCGGGCTTCACGCCAGTCAACTTGTCGAAAAAATCCAGCAGCCGCTTGTACCGCTCCCATCCGTCGCGGGCTTGCTCCTGACGGACTTCCATCGGCGTGCTCTCAATCATCAGCGTGATTAACTTAATGACCTCAATCGCCAGCGCTTCGCCGGGAAATGTCAACCCTACTTGAACTTGTGTCGGTTCAGCCATTCGCAACCACTCCTGCGCCCGATGAAATCAGCGATCAAGCGATTCGGCCCTCGGATTTGATCGTGGGGATCATGAATTAAGCGACGTTGGCCCAGCGCGTTCCATGAATTATCTTGCGGATCGTCCTGGGGCGGCTTCCCTGTAGACCTTCCCTCTGCGGCTGTTGAAGCCAATAGAGCGATTTAATTTCTCTGTAGGCTCGTGGAGAGACTCGAAATCCGGCGCTACAGATACGCGGCACGCCACCTGTTCCTGTTTCTCAATGGCGTCCTCTCGCTTCCGCTCGCAATTGACGTGGTTTTCAGAACGTCGGAGATTATTGATTCTGGCGTCAGCGGCGTTCAGTTCATCCATAAACATCAGAGCGGCCCCTTACCGAAGTCCTGCATGGGAAATGTGGTTTTTCGTTCCACCGGTTTCGTCATCGTCGATGGGCGGGATTGTAGGCCCGCTAAACGACTGATTCGTAACGACTTGCACCTTCGTGTCGCACGGGTAGCATTCCGGGAAATCCGGATCGGCCTTAGCAACGGCAATCACGAGGAATGCCGCGAGGTACAGAATTGCAATCTTGTGCATAACGAGTCTCCTCTGCTAAACCGCTACCCAGCGATACCAAGATCCGAACGGGGTAACGCGTCCGGTCTTCTTCAGCCGCCCATACTTCGGATGCTCAATCACCGAGTCGAGCGGAAAATCATCGCCAGCCGAAACAAGATATTGGCCGGGGATAGAACCGTCGGGGCCAGCCACAGGGTCAACCGGCGGGGCGGCCACGTTCTTCGGCGTCAAGTCCCACGTGCCAGGGGCCAACTCCAGCGGCGTGAACTCGAAGAAATCGAAGACCACTTCAGCCGGGTACTCGGCCTCGTACCACTGCTTGAAACGCTCGGTCGCCTTCACGGTGTCCACGGATTTCATGTTTGGGACCGCAGGCCGTGGCAACTCCGATCCGACATGCAGCGAATTGCTCCGCCACGTCACCAGTTGCGCCTCAAACTTACTCTTGTTGCGAAGGTTCTCCAGGTCAGCGCCATCACGTTGGACCTTGAGAAATTGCAAAAGCTGTGCGGGGTATCCAAAGGATTCGTGCATTTCAACCAACCTCTCGAAAACTCACGGTTCTATGAGCCGACATCTGCCCGGTTTGAGCCTGGAAGTAGCAAGGCGCAAACCTTTTCCGGTCCTTATTCGGAGTCGAATGCTCGCCGTAGCACAACCGCGGTGGCTTGGATTCCGCAAAATCCTTTAACGCCCTCTTCATCTCTGCGTCCTCAGTGGCTTCTCGCTCCGGCAGGTCAATTCGGCCCTTATCCGCGCGCTTGGCATACTGCGCCGCGCAAAGCTGCGCCGCAATCAGAGCGCGTGTCCAATACGCAAACTTGCCGTTTCGATACACGGCTACTCGTGACCTAAATTTCATTTGGTTTTAAAGGGCTGGAGACAGGAGTCCCCTGCGTCAGGATTTGGCTAGCCCCCAAACGGGCTCTTGATTTCGCTTATCTCCGCCGGGTCGGCAAGATCAGTGGAGATACACGTAGATCAAGACTGTTGGACTACAAGTGTAGTATACAGGGAGGCGATGGAGGCTGTCAACGGGTGTTATGGGTTATGTTTGAAACGTTTTTGTGGGGGAATGTTTTAGGGGGCAAAGCGCCAGGTCGCTACGGCGGCGATTATCAAAGTGATCGATATTCCCACTGCGAAACCAACTGAGGCTCCTGCGAAAAAGTGAGATTTTTCATTCTGGTTCATTTATCGGTCCCCTCTGAACGGTTGACTGTACCCGAAATCCCGCCGATGTGATCCCCGGCCCACAATATCGGCGCTCCAAGTTTACGGACGATCTCGATGTCATCGGCCAGGGGGCCAAACAGAACTACCATCCTAGCCGTCAAGTAACCACTGGCCTCCAGTTTCTCCACTGATTTAGGGCTGAGTGAAACCTCTTCAGATGGCTCAACCTTATCAGGCGGGCACACTCGAACAATATGCCGCTCACGATCAATGGTTGTCACGATCATTAGCCTTTTCCACTCCGGCGCGGGCCGCAGCGCTGCGGGCGCCTTCGCCGGGCGAAACATTCCCACAAATACTGCCGCGAGCATCCCGAGCAACGATCTACGCTTCATTTACCACCTCCAAGTCGGGGCCGCCGTATGCGCCGCCGATCTGGACTCTCTCATTTACAAACCGAGCATCAACTTCAACACACCGCGCTTCAAGTAACTCCCGAACCGCGAGATTTAGTTCCTTCATGTCGTCAGGGCTCCAGTCGTCACCATAGATCCCCACTGGGATAGCCGCCTCTATCACCGCGGCCTCAGCGGCCTTGATGGCTTTCCGGCGCTCCCATTCCGCGATTGCTTTCTGTGGATCGATTCCGATGTCAGGCATTATTCGGCCCTCGCCTCCACTCCCCATATCCCACGCCGGCTGAACTCTACCGTCGAGCCCCGTAGAAGCAAATCGACAACCATGTCTCCTAACTCCGCCGTCGGCAAGTGGCCGGGCCACTCCACTAGAGATAGCGGGCATTGCGTGAATTCGCCCAATGGATAGAACATATACAGCGGGCGGTGGGCTCGGTTACATTCGATCCGCTCACATCTCGGATCGCCGTTATCGTCAACGTTTAAGCCGTAAACTGTGGCGATGTGTTTCATATCTTCCTCCCGGCGACCCTCCGCGCCTCCGTGATCTCTTCTTCCGTGAATGGACCAAATCTCACTTCCCACGCCGCCGGGCCGTCATCCCAATTCCGAATCACTATCACATCTCCGGCCGCGATCGGGCCGTGAATGCCTGATATCAGCGCGTCTGTGATTACCGTGATGTTGTCGGGGTTGGAGTGGGGCATGGGTGGTTATGATGGCTTTTTCTTGGATGCTTTACCTTTTCGCTTCTCCGCTGCCTTCTTTCGCTTCTCCGCTGCCGCAGTAGAGGCCTTCTTTGCCCTTTCACGGCGCTGCTCGGGAGTCATGTTTCCAGCGGCCTTCTTGCCGCCTTCAGCGCCACCCTTCAACCCACCATCGCGGCCTGCTTCGCGGAAAAACTTGAGTGCTTCTTTCGAGAGTTTGTTTTTAGTCATGTGGTTTATTTACCCTGCATGTCTTGCCTGCCGTGCCCCGCCTGGCCCAGCCGGGCCTCACCCCGCCTCACCTAGCCTGCATTACCTAACCATTCCCGACCTAGCAATACCGGCCCACGCCTCGCCTGCCGTATCTTGCCTCACCCTGCCCATCCTTGCCCCGCCTCGCCTGTCCTGCCTTATCGCGCCGCGCCATGCCCTACCGCTCCCTGCCTCGCCTGCATTACCATGCCGCGCCGCGCCTCACCTTGCCGTGCCCCGCCAGACCTCGCCTGCATTACCTTAACTTGCCAAGCCGTGCCTAGCCGTGCCTAGCCTCGCCTAGCCTGCCCAACCAATCCAAGCCGAGATACAACCCTTACACTGACGCGCGCTTCAGCGCATCCGCCGGGCGGACTGCGCTGAAATCCGCCGGCCACGGCATCGGGTCATCAAGGCTTGACTTTACCTTCTTGACATTCCGCATTGCCATGAACACATCAGTAAGTTCCTTCAGTTCTGAATACTTCTTCTCAAATCGCTGCATATCCGCGAGTGCATCCGCCATTAACTGCTTTCGATGCTCGGAATTGGACATCACTGCCGCCAACACTCGATAGCCGGTCCCGTTGTGGCGATCAGTCGTCAGGCTTACGAATACCCGAGCAGGGATCTTCACTTCATCGCCGCCGATATACTCGACAGTGACCTTAATCAGCCTCCTGGCCTGGTGAAGCCGCCACTTTTGGGCGGCCTCCGTATCATCCCAGTCAAACTGAGGATGAAGCGGCGATGTTTCAATACGGGCAGCTTCAACGACATCTGCCGGCCGTAACTCGCCGCCGTTTACTTCCGCTATGCGCCGCAGTTCTGAAACAATCGCCGAGTCACTCATGCCGCTTTCGATCCCTCCACTTCAAACAGGCCCCATCCCATACCGGCGGAATTCTTGCTATCCGGTCGCCCTTCGCCGAGCCCGACCTGCATCCCGACGCGCGACAGTAGGTTTGTTACGTCTTCAAGCGTGAACTGATCCGCATCCCAGCGAATGCGAATCTTCGCCTTCCAATCGTGGTACGCCGCCCGGACTGTCACATACGGTTGGCCTGTCTGTACGCGAGCCATATCTTCCTGCTTGACCGGCTTGCCGTGAATACGAATCAGCGGGATCTGAGGCTCCAACTTGTCATAGCCGTCGGCCTCAACAAAAATCGACATCTTCGCGAGGGTCATTTTGAAATTCACCAACCGGCAGGCGCTAATCATCGCTGATCGTAAAGCCGCGGCATTAAAACCGTCCCACCCTTCCCGGCTAATGTACCGGGCCTCATTGAACGTCTGATCGGTATCCTTTGCTTCTCTGTTCTTCTTCCCCGCCGCGGCCTTCCCAATCTCCATCTTCTGCTTCATCTCGGCCTTCGTCTTTGCCGAAAACCGATGCTGAACCAGGACCTCCGTCCCTTTAATCATGAACTCGGCAAATCCGAAATTCGGAGCCTTGATCGATACTGTCTTTGCTTGTGTGGTTGCCATAGCAACCTCCTTGTTGTGAATTTTTGAATTCACTCCGATGTGTCCAACGCGCCTAATGAGGATGGAGTCTTTTTCTCCTTTTTCGACTCCAGAAACCGTTCTAGTTCCTCTTCTGTAATCCGCCATGTCTTGTGGCCGATCCGCGACCCGACAAGGTCGCCACTGTTCAGCAACCGCATCACAGTCGGCTTCCCTACCTTGAGCTTTTCGGCAACTTCTTCAGGCGTATACACTGGCTTCATCTTCATTATACTATCACCAGAACATTTTTGTGCCGTATTGTTTTGAATTTTCATTGTTACTGCGCTTATTTGTTACCTATCGATCCCTATTGCATTTAGGTACACGATTATGGCACACTACCAGCATGAAAGCCGTCATTTATGCCCGTGTTTCGACTAAAGACAAAGGTCAGGATACCGAGAACCAACTACCTCACCTCCGGGAATATGCCCTGAAGCACGGGTATACGCTCACCCACGAGTACATCGACCACGCCAGCGCCAAATCCGGCGATCGGAGCCAGTTCAAGGCGCTCTTTGCCGACGCCGCGAAGCGAAGATTTGATGTTGTCCTGTTTTGGAGCCTGGATCGGTTTTCAAGGGAAGGCGTTCGCGAAACGCTGAACTACCTCAATCGGCTGGAGGCGAGCGGCGTCGGCTTCAAATCCTATACCGAGCAGTACCTCGATTCCTGCGGAATCTTCAAGGACGCTGTAATGTCGATCCTTGCCACAATTGCCAAGCAGGAGCGTATCCGCATCTCAGAACGCACCATCGCCGGGCTGGAACGAGCCAAAGCGCAAGGGGCAATACTCGGGCGCCGACCGGCCGTATTCGATCGGCAGCGCGTTTTCGATTTACACCGCTCCGGCGCTTCTGTAAGGGAGATTGCTAAGGCGTTGGGGGCGAAACCTTCCACTATCCAGCGGGCCATCGGCCAGATGGGACCTAAACTTTCCGGGGAAGTGGTGGATTTGTCTGTGGAGAATTAGACTACGCGCCGGTCGGGACTCAAAAGTCTGTGAGATGGGGCCGGGGGGGGGGCTGGCCGACCCCATGCCGGAAGCCCGGCTTGTCTCGCCACCGATCCACCACGCCCACTGACCCATACCAGCCAACACTGTGCCATAAACGTCCAGCCTTAAGCAGCCGAATGACCAAGCAAACAAAGGGTTTAATGCTTGCGATAATCGCGTGCCTCAATCGTTCGTTTGTGGCACAGACGATACCTCAATCACCCTGCCCTCCTCCGCCTCTCTCTGCTTCGCCTGCCATGCCATAAGCCTAGCGTCATTAGCCATTGGCATCACTATAATGACCCGAGCGTCCGAGGAGGCCGGTTGCGCGGACTGGACAAAACCGGGGTCCAGCGTGGCCTTGCCAAGCAGTTCAATTGCTTTGGACTCCTGCGCCTCAAGTTTCGCTTGGCTATCGTAATCGCCTGATTCTGAGGTACTTACAAGCCCCTTGTCTAGCCGAGCAAACTTGCGATCTAGCCGGGCGAGGATCGGTCCCGCCGCCAGCGCGGCATTCGTTGTGGCAGAAATGACACGTGTCTTATCTACCACAGTAGTCTCACTATGGGACAGATCATTGTCTAGGCGTGAGAGTTTGGCGCTCATCTTGAGAGCCGGCTTGATCGTGTTCCGCGTGTAGCGAGCGATGGCAGTAAACCCGATGTTGTAGCCCTTCGTAGCGAGGTAGGTCGACACAGCCCGCGTAGACGTGCCAGCGATCAATTTATCAATCACATCCTGCTTGATGTTGGCCGGAAGTTTCTCGATTGCGGACGTGGATTGAAGATTCGCCATGGTTTTGTAGCGGGCTGAAACTACAAGTGTAGTGCAAGCGCGTACCCCAGGGCAAGGGATAGCGGGTGAGGCCCTACACCCCCGGCCTCCCCCGGCCACAGAAACCCCAATAGAAGCTCTACGCTCGCGCTACGCGCTCGCTGCGTGGATTACCGGGAATGGATGAATTTTGGAGTGGCTGGTATAGAGAGCCAGGTTTTGGGGCCTGGAATGAATTATGAATCAAAAACACAGGCCCCAGCCTTTGGTTTCAAGGAGATACCGATACCTTAGCCTGGTTTTTTACTGGGGCTTAGAGTGTAGTATGTTAAAGTACGCGTTTCTACCCCCTCTTCTGCCCTTTAATTACCTAACTGTTTTATATATTATTCCCCCTTAAGCCCCAGAGAAAGAAAAAAGAATAGAATCAGTAGGATAGTGGGGACAATCGCTATAATTGGCCCAGGCCCCAAAAAGTAAGGCTAGTAACAGGTTCAGCCGAATATCGCCCTACTTGATTTCTCATTGAATGAGATGATATACTTCTCAGTGAATGAGAAATCGGAATCTATGCCGAAACGCAGAATAAGAAGTACCGCTTGCGTCTGCTCAAGGTGTGGCTATGAATGGCTCCCGCGTAATGCGGACAAGACGCCCAAGCGCTGCGCCGAGTGCAGATCGCCCAATTGGAATAAGCCAAAGAAGGAGAGCTCGAAGTGACACTTATCAATGAAGGGTATAAAATCCAACTCCCGGAATATGACGCCGATGGCTACTGGGAGAGTATTCTGGCGATTATCAAATCGAACCCCAAGATCCGCATCCGTATGGACTTCACATGTGAAGCGAATCGCGACAATGCGTTGCGGGGCTTGAAATACGCCGGCGCTCGAAGCACTAGTGATGCCGGGCTGAAGATCAAAAAGGAGGATTGTGTTGTGTGGCTCTGGATGGGGGCTAAATCGGCCGCCCAGAACTTCGATGACCTATGGCTATACACCGATGACCTCGCGCGGTTTCTCAGGCTTGATCCGCGTTCGAATGGCCTCGCGAAAGGATGGAAAGAGGTATGACAATAGAGCATATCCCGGCATCTGAAGTGCCTTTTGACTCACTCACGGAGCCTAAAATCAGATATGCAGTGGGGCGCGTTACCGGCAAGTGGGTCGAGTTGCTGGCTAGTATTAGGGTCGGGCAAGCGGCCCGGATCACCTGCGAAAACGACTTTGAGGTGGCCTCTATCGTTCAACAGTTCCGCAAGTTGCAGCGCCGCCTTCAGAACCCGGTCAAGGTATTAACTCACGGCAATCTTATTTACGCTTGGCGCGTCTCCCAGCCAAGGTTGACAGAGAAAGCTAAAAGGGAAGCCACCAGAGTTATCCGTACTAGTGTATGGGCGGAAATGCTTGGGTGGGTGACCAATAGAAACGTCCTCCGAATCTTTTGTCCGAATGAAACGAGAACTAAGTCGGTGGCTTGTTCCTTTATGCAGGCCCGAAAGGCACTACGGTACCGGAGCGTAAAGGTCACGTCGGACGGGACGATGGTTCAGATATGGAAGGAGGCTATGCAGACCGAATTAGAGCGTATTAGATTCTCAAAGATGACGCCAGAAATGAAGGAGAGAACTAAGCGCATACTGGCCGAAGAACAAGCCAAAGACCTGGCCGATCGAAAGGAGATTCGGGTTACTCTCTAGGGCTCAGATCATGAGCGAAGCTAGTCTAACTCTATGAGCGAAGCTAGTAAATATTATTGAGTGAAACTAGCTTGCATTTTAGAGTGAAGCTAGTTTACACTCAAGAGTAATACTAGTTTGCATTTCAAAATCCATGGACGAACGTAAGCTACTTATCAAATTGCCGCCGACAGATGGAGATAGCGACTCTCCTGTGGAGATCACGATGAGTCAGGCGCTTCGCCTTCGCGCACGCATTAATGCTGCGATTGGCGGCGGCCGTCCGATCCGCCGTGACGTGCCGCGGTGCCCATGCGGAAAGAGCACCTTAAAATGCGCCCAGATTAGGAAATTTGATTGTTGCCGCGCGGCGCAGGCGCCGGAAAAAGTGGCAGAAGTGGAATCTGCCGGCACTTCGGTCGCTATCGATACAGTCAACGGTCCGAAGGTGTTGACATACAAGAATGGTTTTGATCCCTTCGCCGCTGCGAGAAAGTATGCCAGGATTCACGGCCTGAAGGAACCGGAGTTGTGAAGCGGCTCCATAGATTCACCGCCCCGGCTGCTCAGACTTGGGTGGTAGATCGTTACGCGTGCCGGATGTTTGCTTGGGCAACTGTAGTCTCTCGCGCACGTAGTTTGATAGAGTCAAGCCGTGCATCTTTGCCGACGCGAGCAGCCATTTATGCTGGTCCTCCGTGACCCTGATCATGATCGGCCTGCTCACCTTGCTCATACCTATCATAGTAATACAGGTTCTACGTCACTGCAATTTTTCTTTTTGATTCGTGTATTTTCCCCTTGCAACCTGTATAGCTAGGTGGTATGATTGGTTTGTAAGCGAGAGATTGAGAGACGGGAGATAAAGGCGATGGAAATCAACGACATGGTAGCCAAAATCAACGAAGCGCTGGTAGCTGGCGGATACCGCTCCGATGAAGCGAAGGCCGTAGCCTGGAAGAAAGAAGTGAAGCCCGGCCAGACCATCGAGCGGATCTACCTGAAAGGGAAGAAGGCCAATGGCTATGTTCACCAGGTTGCGGGTTCTTGGCACGCTGAGGATATTTCGTTTCTCGCGCTTCACGGCCTCGTCTCGAACGCGATCGCATAGGAGAAGACACATGGAACACATGAACAGCACCGCGGCAGTAATAACCACCGAAGATGGAAACGACTTAAACCTCGAATTGCGCCAGGACGCGGACGCGTTCCGCTGGTACGACGAGAACGGATGTGATATCGAGGTCTCGGGAGCGACAGCCGCCGAGGCTAATCAAGCGCTGCACGACGCGTATCGTAATTGGAACCTGAGATGGCCCGAAAGAGGGAGCAACTAATAGCCGGTGAGCGATGACTCGCAAGATCCAGGTAAAGGACGTCGATGGTCGCCTTTGGGATGTAGCCGAATCGCGGCCAACTAAACACGGGTTTGACCTTCATTTTGGCTGGCCATCGGACGCGCGCGGATATGGCCAGGGCGCAAAAGGGCTGATTCCGACGCAGGATCTTCTCAAGTACTGGGAGAGTAAAAAGCTCTGTAGGGATGGCAGTATTTACGATTTACCGATTGGCAGGACTTCAATTAAGCGTGTTCGGAGTATTCTCGGCCTCGATTATTACACCGACAATGCGGAATGGTACTGGGATCGTATCGAGGACCTGATGACCATGTCGAACGTGCGTTTCAGCGCCATCCATGGCGTAGATGAGAGCACCGTGAGTGTTGTTCGCTCAAAACTGCTCGGTCGTAGGATACGAGAAGCTTTTTGGTGGCGTGAGGAATCTGTGGCCGACTTGCTGTGCAGTGATCTACCCAGGTTCCATGTGGCTTCAAAACTTGGCATTTCGATAGGCGCGGTTGGGCGCATGCGCTGGCTTCTAAGGAAAGAGCGAGACGCCGCGCCGCTAAAATAACACAGGCCGATCAGGACACAGAGGAGAGAAGACGATGAAAACCTACGAATGCACCGGCGAACTGAACGATGAAGTGAAGACGAGGCTGGATCAAGCGTGCGGCCTTGGAAATCCCACCTTTCAACACCCCGCAACTACCGAATCCAATCACGGACACAGAGCGCAAGCGGGTTGCTAGATTACGAAGGGTTCTTCATGCCGACGGACCAGAAATTAATAAAGCAACCGGCATGCCGCTGACCAGAGTCTATAGAATCCTTCGCAGTTTACCCAAGTGGCAAGAGACACATAAGTAACCTTTTAACCAGGCCGATCCGGTGTTAGAGCACCGAACCGGCCATACCAACAACTACCGCAGGAGGGCGGCAGCAGTGGATACACCAAATCTATCACCAGTGTTTTATGGGGTTGTTTACACCGATCACATGCGGATCATCGCGCATCAGATTGTTCGTTGCGATAATGGCCAATACTTGGCCGCTGAGTGGGCTTCTGAAGAGGCAGACAGGCTCGGGCGCCAGGGGCACGATGAGAGGCTGTACTGGCGTGTCTGGGAGGGTACAGAGGGTGTGGCGTTCGAGGATCTGGCCCGGTGGCGCGGGTACCTTGTCGGCCCGCCGAGCTGGCTCCAGGCGCACATGCCGCATGTCGCGGCTGCCGCAGTCATGGCCGTGGTCTTCTATGGCGGGTATGTGATTTTCTAAAAATCGCCCATAAACGCAGGCAGAAAACCATTGGCTGGGAATCGAATCTGAAAATCAGAAATCTGGTAGCCGGGTTTTAGTTCCCGGCTTTCTTAATTGCCTTCAAGAAATCCTTCGAGACTTTGTTTGCCACCGAGGAACTTACGCTCCTCGCCATAAACCTTCCCGGCTTCGCTTCCGATACCCACAGAATCTTCTTATCCCGGCCCACCAGGCGCACTACGAGCGTTGCATCGAATATTGTTCCACCGCCGGCTGTCGCATTGTTCGTTGTCGCCACTGCCGAGTATGATTCCATCGCAGTAACCTGCCCTACCCCGAGTAATATCGCATCGGCGGATTCACGGTCTTCCGTGATGGAAATCTTATCCGAGGCCGCCAGTCGGTTAATGAATTTCTGGCGGATCATTTCGGCGCCGTCACTACGACCGAAGCTGTCGATGTATATGGTTCGCACGTCGGCGAGCCGGTCAGCGGCAAAGGCTGAGGCCGCGAGTAATCCGATCACTATCAATCTCTTCATCTGTCCTCATTCTCCTGCGGTCTTACCTGGCGGTCTGCTTCTAGCACCTTTTCTAGCAGGTGCAGTAGGTTGGTCTGGTCTTCCGAGAGCTTCACTAGCAGTCCTAATATCTTGGATGGATCGTTCCATGTCTGCTTTGGCTCTTGTCTCTTCGGTAGCACCACCAAGTTGTTCTGGTTCAACGCGGACCCCTTGCATATAGATACCCGCGAACGACGCGACCAAGTTGTCCAGGCTTGCAATCACCGGGGATTTCACGGCTTCCGGCAATTCCTGCACATGCTCAATCAACTTCATTAGCGGCTCCGAATTTAATGTTTCACCATCATATTCGGTAACGGTGTCTTTTGAAAGGTGGGGTTCGGTACTCTTTTGCGGGGAGCCGGGAGTAGGTGTACCGGGACTATTGGATATAGTCTCACCTGTTTGTTGTAGCCACTGAGATAGGAATAATCTCTCTCCGACCGCCTGAAAACTTGTGCGCCCCTTTTGGCGCTTATCGTCAAGCGCCCAGAACTCTTCATCAGTGAACCTTAGCGATATCTTCCGCGGCTTGTCTGTAGAAGGCACCTTTATGCTCCTATAAATTTTTCTCATGGCTCAAAGCCTCAATTACCCATTGACGCCATTGAAAAATTGCGTCATGATGCTTTTGTACCTTATGGCACAAACCTTACAAACGGTAACACAGGGCGAAGAGAAGAGATCCGTCCTGTATTTACCCTCGGAGCTTTTGCGCCGCTGCAAATCCGAGGCCGCCTTAGAGGGGGCATCCCTAAAGCAGTTTGTGGCAGATGCCCTTGCGGATCATTTGGAGCGCAAAGCATCCAGGGCATCCAAGTAAACCATGCCGCGACTCACGAAAGCACTGATTGCAACGTTCGCGGAAGTGTCGGAGGCTTGCTCGGCTCATTCAGCCTTCGCTCGGGACTATGTAGTTCCGGCGCTGCGAGAGGACGGAAGGGCGCACCTGGCGGACCAGGAAGCAAAACACGTTGAGAACGTCAGCGCGGCCGTACAGCGGCACAACGCTGTACTTGCGCGAATCACAAAACATTAACAAAAACCTTGGGAGAGGGATAGTAAATGCACATATCGGAGAGTAAAACAAAACCCCGCAGATTGGTAGCCCCTAACCTGCAAACAATTGAGCAGCGGAATGTTACGGATACGGCGAAGGTCACAGTTATGCTGCGGCCAACGGAGCGCGAAAGCGTTTTCACGCGGATTGTTGAGAAGCGTATCTCTACGCCGGAACGGGAAGCTGCGAATCATGGTGTCCCGCGGTCGCTAATCCTACACACACTACACGTCGAATACGATGCGCGAGTTCGTAAGGCTCGGCTTGAAGGCTATGCGATCGCAAAGCGCGAGAACCTGTTGCCTCCCGGCGGTGCCGCAGCGATGAGGAAGGCGGCATGAGAGGCAGTCGCGTGAAGGCTCTGTACCGCGCGTTCGAGGCCAGGAGCGGTCGCCCGCCGAATGGCCCCAGGTTTACCAAGGTCAAGGTGAAGGGAATCTTCCGGCAGATCGTTGCGATCCCGAGTGAACGCCGGCGGATCAAGCGCGCATTCACGGAGGCCAAGTAATCATGAAGCGCCTACTGCTCTATGCCGCGGTCCTGCTCGTGTGGATCGCAGTCCTGATTTACCTGCCTACCGCGTGTGAGAGAGCGCCGGAGGCTTGCTCGGATCTGTTGATGGCTGGAGGTGTCCGGTGATAACGATTGCGCATTTGATTCTCGGCCTTATCGGCGCGGTAATCCTGTACCTGCTGATTCTTTCAGGCTCCACTGAACGGGATCGCCAGTTGCTAATCACGTTGCGTATCACAGTGGCGTTCATGCTCCTTCTGTCTGCCGGGATTGAGATGGGGATTAGGTAATGACCCGCCTCCTCCTCACAGCAACGCTGGCAGTTAGCAGCTTCGCTTCGACGCTTCCCACGCTACCCGGCAATGCAGATCCAACACGTACCGGAGGCTTCATGGGCGGTCATGCCGGCTCCTGGTATACGCTGACCGGTCGCTGCACTGTGGCTCCTGATGGCTCACCAGCGTGCGAGTACACATCACCGTGGGATTCGGAGGCGATATGGGCCTCGGGCGGCACGCAGCATGAGGTAGATGAGCGCCCCACGGAGAACGGCATGGACCCGGCGCTGTGGTTCACGGCGCAAGATCCGAAGCCTTGGCTCAAGGTATGGCCGACGACGCCCGCGCCTACGTGGACGGCCCCGGAACCAATTACCGAAACGCCGGAACCTTCGACGTGCGCCATGTTCTTGGCCGGGATTGCGGTCTGCGTGGGCCTGCGGCGGATTGGAGGGGATCGTGAGTAGGCTCATACAGCAATCATGGCTTTCGTATCGGGATGCCGTGCTTCCGGGCGGCACGCCGGCTATCCAAATCATCGAATGCCGACGTGCATTCTACGCAGGGGCGCAAGGCTTCCTCGGATCGTTGATGAGAAGTTTCGACCCCGGAACAGAGGAGACCGAAGCGGATATGTCGCTGATGGAGGGCATCCAAGCCGAGCTAGACGAATTCAACGAACAAGTGAAGAAGGGGCTGGCGTAATGCATGATCCGCAGACAGTAGCGTTTAAGATCCCGTTTCCTGTTGTCAGGCATGTGACCACGTTCAAGGATGGCTCAACTATGCGTCACCGGGAGCCCTTCATCACGATCTGGCACGTAGACCCGGAGGCGGACGGCTCGGACGATTCATGCGGCTGGGCGTTCCCTCGGTTCACAAAAAAGCAAACTGAGCGGCTAAAGAATCTTGGTTGGTCTGAATCGTACAGCCCCGTCTTCCAGCGTCATCTTGGAAAGACGCTCGACAATCCTGCTGATGCCGAATCTCTATTGCGGGCTGCATTCTTTCGCACTGCGTATGCACTGCGGGTCAAAGTCACGACGGATCAGGTTACTCGATGGGCGTGCGAGGCCGCGCATTGCAATGATGACGGATACCGTTCGCTGTTAGCGTTCCTTCCCGGCTGGCATAGCAATCGGAAGGGAGACAATCAGGACGCACGTCGTGACCATGCGAACGCGCTGTTCTTCGCATGCGGCAGGAGAATTCTTCAAGAACTTCGTCCGCGATGGCAGCATCCGCGATGGCACGTATGGCACTGGCGTATCCAGGTTCATCCGATTCAAACATTCAAACGATGGGCGTTTTCGCGGTGCTGTAAATGTGGCCGGCGCTTCTCCTGGGGATACGCCCCAACAACATATAGCTGGCACGGGCAAGGACCGCGATGGTTTCGCTCAGAGCCGAATGTATTCCATGGCAACTGCGACCGTGGCTCGGTGACCGCGAACTTCGAGGCGGTGTCTCATGACTAACCCCGACCTCTCCGCCAAGCCGGAGCGAGTGGATGAGCCGACGTTCTCCGGCTGGGTCTCCAAGTGGTTTGACCAGGATGGGAATTGTCGCCAGCCTTGCTGTCCGTGGTGCGGCGAGGAACGCGAGTGCACACCACATTGCCGTAGTCAATTCGAGAACGGTGTTGACCCGGATGGGGAGGTGGGCAATGTCTGATCGCAAGCCGTTGGACCTGGATGCGATTGAAGCGCGGGTGAATCAGATCACGCAGGGACCGTGCAAGGTCTTGGTGCCAATCCTCCAATGCGATCTGACGATCAATGGTCATGTCGCTGTAGTCCCCGATTATCATGCGCCAGTAGCTTACTGCATGGACCGCATTGATGCCGAGTTCATCGCGCATTGCTGGGAGGACATCCCGGCCCTCATCGCCGAACTCCGCCAGGTAAGGGAGGAGTTGGCCGAGGCGCGAAACGCACTGAAGTCCACTGCGTTTATCCTTGCTGGCTTCGACGGCAAACTGCCAAGACACCCCGAGGCGTGCCGGTACAACCAGAAGAACGCGATGAAGTTGCTACGTGATGCAATTCGCGACGCCGCCACAAAGGAGCAGTCCAATGTGTGAGCGATGCGTTCGGGATGAGCGCCGTATCCGCGACTTGGAGGCGGAACTGGACGACGCCAACCGGGAGATACGGATTCACAAGAACCACTTCGCGGGCCTAATAAACATGAAGCAGTTCAGCGACGATCGCATGCAGGCCGAGATCGACTCCCTCACGGCGCAGTTGGCCGAAGCGCAGAAGGATACGGAGCGGCTGGATTGGGTGTTCCAAAACAGGCTTCATCTGTTCCCCGATAAGGATGGCGTTGGAAAACATTGCTACGAGGTCTTAGACGTGGCCGGGAGATGCCTGAGTGTCGGACTTGACGCTAGGCAAGCCATCGACGCCGCCATGCAGGAGCGGGTTGGAGGTGGGGAGTGAAGATTCCAGTCCTATCTGTTCGCCAGCCATGGGCATCGCTCATTATCAACGGCGGCAAAGATATCGAGAACCGTGACTGGCCTACGCGTGTCCGCGGCAGGGTCGGCATACACAGCAGTGCGCGAATGACGAGAGAGGAAATGGAATCAGCCTGCGACTTCATGGCGTCATGGATACCGAAGTTTTCTTCACATCGTTTTAAGCAGGATCGGTTCCCGCTTGGTTACATCCTCGGCACGGTCGAAATCGCAGATTGCGTGCGCCAGTCGGATTCTCCGTGGTTCATGGGCGAGTACGGATTCGTGCTTCGCAATCCACTGCCGTTGCCGACTCCGATAGTGGCCAAGGGAGCGCTCGGCTTCTGGACATTCGATTTGCCGGAGGCTGCCAATGCCTAACCCACTCCTCAGCCTCTCCACCGCAGCAGGAGGCCCAACTGTTGCAAATTCTGTAACGGTTCCAACTTGGCGCTGCCCTACGTGCGCTGTGGTCTATCCCGGCATCGTTGACTGGTGCCCTGATTGTGTTCGGGTTGGTGCGGAGGTATCGAGATGAAACCGCCACAACATATTGTCGATTTCGCGATTGAGGCATCGTTACTGTCGCCGTGTCAAAGCAAGCGTGGCGTAGCGATCTTCAACGGTGATGATTTGGTGAGTACCGGGTTCAATCACAAGCCACGAGGATTCTTCTGCGATGGATCAAATGAGTGCAAGTCGATGTGCAGCCGGGATGCGGTTCACGCTGAACAAGCCGCGATTATTGGAATCCCGGGACCCAAGACGCGCGGCGCTGAAATGCTCCACGTCAAGACGGTTGACGGCAATCTTGTCGAATCGATGGGTCCGAGCTGCCTCCAGTGCAGCAAGTTAATTATCGAGGCCGGAATTACTGCGATGTGGCTCTTCCATGCTGCTGGGTGGAAGCGATACGCAGCAGGAATATTCCACAGGTTAAGTGGCGCTTACAGGCCGCCTCCCACCGCCACACAGGAAGGTGCTGAGTGACACGGGAGCAGGCGTTAAAGCGCTGGAATAGATGGATCTACGATCCAACGGAAGGCGGCGCCGCTGACCTGATCCTCGCCATCGAGCGCGAAACCATCGTGCGCTGCGCCAAGGATCTCGATGCTGCCGTAAGCCTCCTCAAGCGCGGTAAGAAAGCGATGAACCGTCAGGGCTGGGAACCCGGTGAGACGGATGCGGAGTGGATGAGCGCGGCAGACAACTTCATTGCGACGTACGAGAACTGGCGCGATTACGAGAAAGAGCAAGCGGCTAAAGGTGGTGCGAAGTGAGGCAGCGATTCAGAGAGGTCAATCAAGGAATCATCGAGTGGATGGATGAACATCCGTGGTCGATATTTCCGTCGGTCGCATACGTTGTGGCCTGGATCGCCTATAGCGCCTGGACGATCTATCAAGGGCCGTTAAACAAGTCGCTTTCTTTCGCAGCCGGAATGGTAGTTGGCGTTCTCGTTGTGGCGTTGTTCCTCTGGTGGATCAGCGATAGCTGGGACGAATAGCCGTGTGCCCGAAGTGCGCTAGCTCATGCATCACAGTACGCCCGTTCGACTTCGGTCGCTGCGCCGATACGGGCTACCACGATGCAGGCGAGGACGCCATCTGCCGGGACTGCGGATACCACGGGGATGTGGAGGAGTTCGAGGCTGCGGAGCCGATACGCAAGCCTGTAGTAGCCATCAAGTACGAACCGATGGCAAGAGCAATCGGCAATGAAGTGAACCCGTTTTAGGAGAGAGCGATGCACGAATACGAACTAGCGAAGTTTATCGAGCGGTCCTACGGAGATGGTCCGAACGAGTTGATGGAGGTTATCTCCGGTCTACCATTCGCTCTCGACATGAAGACGGGTCCGTGGATCGCTGGCGGTGCGATACGACGGGCATTGCTTGGTCAAGGCTGCGGCGGGTCCGACATTGATCTGTTCTTTGCGAACTCGGAGCAGTTGGCGAAGTCGGCTTCTCAGATCGAAGGTATTGGCGGCAAGGTGGCACGCAAGACAGAGCACGCCACTGATTACGCCTTGACCATCGAAGAGATTGAGTACCGGATTCAATTCATCGGGATCGCTTTCTACGAAAGCCCCGCGGCAATCCTGGATTCCTTCGACTTCACAATCTGCCAGTTCGTGACGGACGGCAATCGTTTGGGAGTTGGCGAGTACGCTCTGTGGGACTTGGCGCGCAAGAGGCTCGTGCTCCATAAGCTCACCTATGCCGTGGCTTCGATGCGCCGGTTCCTGAAGTACACAAAGCAGGGATTCACGGCCTGTACGGGGATGATGGCCTCGTTCTTGGAAGCGGTAGTCCGCGATCCGGCAGTTGTTAAAGCCGACATCAAGTACATCGATTAACGAAATGCACCAGTGCAGGAGGAAGCCCATGTATAGCAAATATTACTCACGCGTCCCGGCTGTGATGCCGGCCGATCTTGACCTTGCCGAATGCGCCGGATGCACCTGCGTTGGCGATGCCGCCGAGATGAGCTGCTGCGCTTGCGGATGCGGGGATATGTTCCACGAGGAGTGCTCGGACATCTGTGGCGAGTGCAAGATGCCGATTTGCAAAGCGCGTAAGGAGCAAGTGCAGGACGAAATTTATTGTCCGGATTGCGCGGTGGCGACGCGGGAACGGCTTGCCGATGAACAGATGCTGGAGGTGGCGTGAAGTGCTCCTATCCGAAGTTTCAGGTGAGACCAGTACCTACATCTTTCAGTTCAGCCTCTACTGGTGCGCTCCATCGGAACTGCTGGATGGTTGGAAGGGTTGGTGTTTTTCCTTCACTTCCAACTCAGCCATGAAGCCTGTTCGCAAGCGCGATTTGATTCTCTTCGGTTGCTGGTTCTACCTGGAGACACGCAGCCGCTTATGGGTGCAGAGTGGATCGTCAGAACAAATTTTGAGGGGAGAAGAAATAAATGGCAAGTAAATTACGAGCGAAAGACCCAAAGGCCGCGGAGCCATCGAAACCAAAGGTGCTTATTTACGGCAAGTCCGGCGTTGGAAAAACTTGGGCGTCGTTGGATTTCCCTGGGGTGTACTACATCGATTCGGAGGCTGGAGCGGATCTCGATCATTACCGGGACAAACTCATTGCCTCCGGCGGCAAATACATGGGGCCGTCGGACGGTGCGTGTGAATTCCCGGTGGTCATTGACCAGTTTAAGGGGTTAGCCACTGAGAGACACGATTACAGGACCGTCGTCGTAGACAGTATCTCGAAACTGTTCAATACGGCGGTAGCAATTGAAGCCGACAAATTAGGCGACAAAAACGCATTCGGCGCTGATAAGAAGCCAGCAATTCAGGCCATGCGTCAGTTGGTTTCATGGATCAATCGCGTTGACATGAATGTTGTTCTGATCGCTCACGAGAAGTCGGAGTGGGGTCAGAATGCCCAGGGTGAACGGACGGAGATCGGGGCAACGTTCGATTGCTGGGAAAAGCTCGAATACGAGCTGCACCTCGCACTTCGGATCATCAAGCAGGCCAAATCCAGAAAGGCATTCGTACGCAAATCCCGGCTCCTTGGCTTCCCGGAGGGCGAGTCCTTCGACTGGTCGTATGACAAGTTCGCGGATCGGTATGGCCGCGAAATCATCGAAGGCGCGGTAAAGCAGATCACGCTGGCGACACCGGAGCAGGTAGTTGAGGTCCAGCGGCTCCTGGAAGCCGTGAGGGTGGATGCAGATTTTGTAGAGAAGTGTTTCACGCGGGCTGGCGCACAGTCCTGGGAAGAACTGGACGATGCGCAGATCACCAAAACAATCGATTTTTTGAAAGGGCGTGTGGCCGCTTAGCCACGGAGGATTTTTATATGAGATTTGAACCAAAAACAGACCAAGAACTTGCTGAAGCGAAGTTGCTTCCGAAGGGCGAATACGACTACGAAGTATCCGCTGCATTCGAGAAAGTCAGTAAGTCCGGGAACGACATGATCGAAATGAAGGTCGTTCTTTACGTTGGTGAATCGACGCGGACATTCACGGACTACCTTCTTGACGCCATGCCGGAGAAGTTGAAGCATTTCTGCCAGGCGCACGGCCTCACGGCTCAGTACGAGCGCGGCGAGTTGACCGCCGATGATTGCGAAGGCCGGATGGGGAAATGCAAGGTTGATACCCAAAAAGGCAAGAACGGATATTCCGACAAAAGCCAGATCGTGGACTATTGCCCCACGGACAGCACTGGTCGATCGGCGTCTGCGCCGCAGCGAGCAACTCAGCCTGTGGCGGCTGCGGTATCGGACGACGACGTACCGTTCTAGGGCCTGAGTATATGACCAACACAAGATATTTATTCCCGGCAGAGGTAGTCGATTCCTCTTTTGTACATGAGGATGGCAACGACGGACTGCTGCTCGTCTTAAACGCGAAGTACGAGCCCGTTATCCATCACACTCTATGGCTGACCGAAGAAGCCAGAGAGAGGAACACCGAGGATTTGATGGCGCTAGGCGTCCCACTGGAAATACTCAGAACTGAAGGGTTCTGGCGGTATGCGCCGAATAAGGTCAAGGGTCAATGGTGCGAAATTCATGCTATTGACCACACCGATGGCTTTCGGCTGAAGCCAATCATGAAATCCGTCCCTACTGAGAAGGCGTCGAGATTCGCGGGCCTCTTTTCAAATCAGAACGTGACGGCATAACCCAATGGCCAAACCCACAACAGAGTACATCCGGCGCAGTTACATGGAATTATTCGCACGCATGACACGGGAGCAACGTGAGGGCGTATTGGAAGGGCTTCAAGTGATGCATGAAGTAGTTCTTGGGAAGGAAGGATCGGCGGCGTTAACGGATTCCGAACCCACGCCAATCACACTGATCGGACCCTGCGACTGAGCAAATCAGCGAGGCTCGGTATTTGCCGCCGAGCCCGCTCAGCAAGGCCACCGTTGCCGACATGGGCGCTTACTCCGACGTGCATGTCGGCGCCTCCTAGCGGTGGCCTCGCTTAGCGGAGCGAATCCCGGTTCGGGAAACAAGCCGGGATCTTACAAGGGCTGGACCTCATGCAGTCTGGCCCTATTTTTTCCGTGAAGGTAAAGGCCACCGGAAAGCCTTAAATACCGGAATACATGAAAAGGAGGTAGCGAATCTGAACGCTTAATTTCGCCAGTATGTTGGAAATCTCCGGGAGCAGTGATGCTTCCGGTGGCGGTAGGTCTGGGCATGTATCGCCTCCCGAATCATCACGAGAAAGGACACTGGAAATCCTTAAAACCAGAATCCAAAACATGAAAAGGACCGTAGGACGAAAAACCGGGATACAGCCAGCAATGGCTGCTTCCGGCGGCCGCTAGATCCACTCCATCAAGCGATGCCCGACACGTCACTTGGATCAGCGGCCACCCGAAGCATCGAAGGTTTCACGGTATCTGACGAACGCTATTGGGGGCAATGGCGCATTGGTCAGGGAGGGCCACTTAGAGATGGGTGGCCCGTTAGAAGCAAAACATCGGAGGAGAAAATCAAATGAACACCACACTAACCAGCCTTGGCATCCTAGCGGCCTGCATTTTCTTGCTTGTCGTGGTAGACCGTGGCTTGCCGAATTCTATAGACCGCACTGCAATTTTCATCATGACGAGCGCCGAATGGATCTCGCGGCTATTGAACCGCGCGGCGCAACGCATGAGAACGCGCCACTTGGCGGTGGAGCGCCAGCAACGGGAGTTGCTTGGGCAGGTGGAGGGATAGATGTTCACCGACCAAGATGAACTACTTCTCCGCGCATTTGGGATCGACAGCGAAGAGGATACCCCGGCATACAAGGAGACCATGCGCCAATCGATTCGTGAGTTTCCCGGTAAGCCGATACATCCTGCTAACACCGAGAACGAAGTATGGCTAGTGGTTTGGATCATGATGGTTGGCCTTGCCGGGCTAGCCGGTGCGTTACTGAGGGCATCGCGATGAGCGCCATCGAAATCCACGGAGCCATCGCAACCCGTATCCCAATGCCATGGACGCTCTGTGGCATGGACCCGGAGCGAGACAAGTTGGCACGTAGGGAAATTAAATCAGCCGATATACCAGCGCCTATACAGCGACGTAAACATCGCAACCGAGGCGCTGTGGTGGACAAGGAATGTAAACGATGTGGTATCGGGCCAAACCGCTACTACTCCAACTCCAGGATGGCTGACGGCTATATCAACTACTGCTGTGCTTGCGTGTTCGAGCGAAAGCGGGAGCAATACGAAGCGAATCCCGATTATCGGGAGCAGGAGTCGGCGCGGAAGCGGGAAGAGTATCGGCGTAGGAAGTTGGCTAAGGAGGCCGCGAATGCAGAACGATAAAGCGAATCCGCTCGGGTTCCGGCAGGCGGACCCTGAAAAGTTCAAGTTTGACGATCCGCACCAGCTCGCCAAAGTACTGCTCGCGGAGCAAGCCGTACTGTATGCGGCGCAATGTCAGCCCGTGTCTGGCGTGCATCCTCTCGAAGGGAGCAATCCACATCCACCACAAGGAGCCGAAATGAACCAAATCATGAAGGCCTTGAAGCTAGCGGTAGGCGCTCATGCCGGTCAAGAGGACCAGGGAGGTGGCCCGTATATCGACCATCCCGTAAGAGTGGCTGATGGGTGCAAGGTGCACGGGGATGAATTCGCTATTGTGGCGCTCCTTCACGACGTGGTGGAAGACACCGATGTGACGTGGAGCCAGATCGAAGAGCAGTTTGGTCCTGCCGTCGCTTCAGCGGTTGACGCTCTAACAAGGCGGTTGGGCGAGAGCTACACCGACTTCCTCGCTCGCTGCCGGGATAACGCGATTGCAGTTGTGGTTAAGGCGGCTGATATCAGGGACAACTTAGATCCTGAGCGACTAAGTAAACTACCCCTCCATAAACAGGCTCACTTTCGCGAGAAATACGCAGGGGCATTGGAGTTTCTAGCTGCCACAACTGAGGAGCCGAAGCCGTGATTCGCAGGCTCAGATACGCCGTTGTGTGGATCGCATATAAATGCGGCTGGTTCTATGCCGTTGACCCGAAGGTCGTGAAGCACTACATGGATGGAGGCTGGAAGCCGTGAAGACGCGAGTCGTGCTCATGACCGACGGTCACCGCTTCACCCAAGCCGAAGAGCAGGCCCAGGCCGAGTTCATTGAACGCCTCCACGCAGCCTACAACCGCCGGCAGGAATACATACACGCAATCATGCGCTGGGAAGACGAGGGAGGGATGGGTGGCTAAGGAGCGACCGATATTGTTTTCTAAACCGATGGTTCTGGCGATCCTTGGCGGCACAAAAACGCAGACCAGGAGAATCGTTAAGCCCCAGCCGCAAATCGAGACCAGTATGGATGCGTCCTGGCGTGATTCCAGGGCGGACCTGTGGCGGAATTCCAAGCAGTACGCGCGGGATTGCTGCCCATATGGAAGGCCGGGAGATCGACTGTGGGTTCGCGAGACGTTTATGGCCGAATCGAAAGATACGGTCCACTATTGTGCGGATGGTTGGGATTACTCGGACAGCCCGAACTCCGGGTGGAAGCCATCGATCTTCATGCCGCGATGGGCATCTCGAATCACCCTGCAGATCACAGACGCCAGGATCGAGCGGCTGAACGATATCTCGGAAGAGGACGCGATTGCGGAAGGTTGCCAGGAATCACCTATTACTGCTGAGGATGCGTCTGGCTTGCCAGGCCTACCAGGGGCGATAGCCAAAGCGTTGGCGGGAGGTTCTTTCACCGCAAAGTTCGAATACATGATGCTGTGGGACGAGATAAATGGGAAAGACTCATATGCACGCAACCCGTGGGTGTGGGTTATTTCATTTGAGCGCATCCCGCTGGAGCTTGCCCAATGACCTACCAGGATTTCCTCGCGGCGAAGGTGCAGGTAGCGCAGAGATGAGTGAGCCATTGAAGGCGCCGTTTCCTTGGTTCGGCGGCAAGAGCAAGGTTGCTCATCTCGTCTGGGACCGCTTCGGAGATGTTCCGAACTATTGCGAACCTTTCTTCGGCAGTGGGGCCGTGCTACTGAATCGTCCTCATGACCCGGGCATCGAGACGGTTAACGACAAGGATGCCTTCCTGTCAAACTTTTGGAGGGCTATCCAATTCAACCCGTCCGTGACTGCAGTATGGGCGGATTGGCCCGTCAACGAAGTTGACTTAGCGGCCCGTCACGCTTGGCTACTGCAGCAACCAGAGTTTATTGAAAGGCTAAGGTCGGACCCCGAGTTTTACGATTGTCGAATTGCTGGCTGGTGGGCTCACGGTATTTGCTCGACCATCGGCGAAGCGTTTCTGAGGAGAACCCCTCAACAACCAGCGGGGAATCTTTCAGTGCGCGGATTCAGGGCCGCAGAGGATATACCGCTGGCATTCATGAAGATATCCGCGCGGCTATCACGGGTAAACGTACTGTGCGGCGACTGGATCAGGGCCGTCTCAGAGAGCCGCACTACAAACATCGCGACGACGGGAGTCTTTCTGGACCCTCCCTATGAGAGTGACTGCTATGAAATTGAGTACTCAACCGAGAAAGGGTTATCTGCTTCAGTTGCCGCATGGGCAATCAAGAACGGAGACAATCCACAACTCAGAATCGCTCTTTGTGGCTACGACGGGGAACATGCGATGCCAGCGTCCTGGGAATGTATTGCGTGGAAGGCTCGCGGCGGGTACGGATCGCAAAGTGATGGACGTGGCAGAGAGAATTCTGACCGTGAACGAATCTGGTTTAGCCCTCATTGCTTAAAGCCGCAGGAATCGCTATTTGCTGGGTTCTTCGATGGGGAGGCAACCCATGAACCTGCCTAGCCTCAAGCCCCTCCGCCGCTGCATCTGGCGAGAGCGGGGCCGCATTCAGGTGGCGCAGAGATGAAGCCGTATTACGAAGATTCAAAGTCTGGGATTGTGATCTATCACGGGGATTGCCGAGTGATTGTTCCCCAGTTGGGAACGGTTGATCTAGTGATTACCGATCCGCCATATGGAATAGGGGAAGCAAGGGGCAAGAACAAGAGTCGCGGCCGATTAGCAGTTTCCAAGGATTATGGCATATCGGATTGGGATAACTCCCCTCCGCCTAGTTGGCTGATCGAGTTGATCAGATCCATGAGTAAGTACCAAGTGTTCTTTGGAGGGAATTACTTTTCCCTTCCTCCCTCTTCATGCTGGCTCGTTTGGGACAAGGTCAACGGGGAGAGTGATTTTGCGGATTGCGAGTTGGCTTGGACGAATTTCCCTAAAGCCGTGAGGAGGATTCAGTGGAGATGGGCTGGAATGCTCCAGGAGGATATGTCTAATAAAGAGTATCGCTGTCATCCGACACAGAAGCCCCTTGCGGTCATGAAGTGGGTCATATCTCAGGCCCCAAAAGAATGTAAGACGCTATTAGATCCATTCATGGGATCAGGAACAACACTGGTTGCTGCCAAGGCCCTTGGGTTGTCTGCGATTGGCGTTGAAATGGATGAATCCTACTGTGAATCTGCAGCCAAGCGACTCAGCCAAGAAATACTCGACTTCTCATCCCCGGAGGCAACCCATGAACCTGCCTAGCCTCAAGCCCCTCCGCCGCTGCATCTGGCGAGAGCGGGGCCGCATTCACGGAATCCGGTGCGCGAACACGTTCACCCCGCATTCCCCATCGCAAATCTGCTGCAAAGATCACCAGGCGGCGTATTCGGCGCTGTGGACAGGAGCGCGGGCGGCAATGAAGAAAGCGGCGAAACAGGAAGACGTGGAGAAGTGCGTCACGGAAGCCGCGCTATGCCGCGATGCGGCCATCGCCGGTGACGAGGGAGCGATTCTCGGAGCCTCAGATTGGATTGGGGAGCAGGTGTTGATTATGGCGGAGGAGCCAACCAAATGAGGCACGCCAACGTCAAGCCCGTTCGTACGCTCCCACGCAAGGGAATGTACAGCGCCAAGGATGAACCGCGCTTCGCCGTCAACGACCGCGTGCGCTTCCGCCATGGGAGCCGGGGAACCGGAACCGTGATTGCCGTCGGCGTACTCCGTGGTTACACCGTGCGTTGGGATGCCGGGGTTGAGCTGTATGCCGATGGGGTGAATTTGGAGCGCGTGGGATGACGTTCGGATCATTGTTTTCTGGTATCGGCGGGATGGATCTCGGTTTAGAGCGGGCCGGGATGACGTGTAAATGGCAGGTCGAGATTGACCCTTTCTGCCAGAAGGTTTTAAAGAAGCATTGGCCGGATGTGAAGAAGTATGGAGATATCCGTGAACTCACAGGGGACGAACTTGAGCGTGTTGACGTCATCGCGGGAGGATTCCCATGCCAAGACCTCAGTTGCGCTGGAAAACGAGCAGGGATCGACGGCGAACGATCAGGATTATGGGCTGAATACGCAAGGCTACTTGGGTTCCTTCGACCCAAATTCGTACTCATTGAAAATGTCTCAGGTTTGCTTGCTAACGAACCAATGCGACGAGTACTTGGAGACCTTTTCGCGCTCGGGTTCGATGCGCAATGGGAAAGTATACCAGCGGCTTCCGTTGGTGCCCCTCACCTACGGGACAGGGTTTGGGTATTTGCCTACTCCAGACAAGAGCATCGGATCTCTCCGCGGAGGGGACATGATGAGGGCCGATGCCCAGACCTGTTTCCAGAAAGAGATGGTCGGTGTAAGGAAATCGGGAGCAAAGATTGGGAGCTCGTTGCGTTGGTGCCCGGAATTCATCAGGGAAGCTCTGCGGACTGGTGGCTACGTCAATCCGTCATGGCTCGCAGTATTAATGGGGTTCCCAGAGAACTGGTGGATGCCGCCAACGGAGCCTTCGGAAACGCCGTAGTCCCTCAAGTGGCGGAATGGATCGGGGAGCGCATCCTCCAAGCAGAGGCCACCATATGAGCGAGGCAGTCGAATATTGCGAGAAGTGCGGCGGCCGGTCGGATCGTTGGTGCCCGTGCGTTAACACCATTGAATGGCACGAAGAAGCACTGCGAGAAGCCCGGGATTCAATCTCTACAGTACGAATGGAAACCGCAACCCGATGCGCGGATATAGCGGACGCCATCGAGAGGTTGATGGGGAATCAGGCGGCTCAAATGGTATCCGTAGCGATCCGGAGAGAGTTTAGATTGCCACCCGCTGACGCCCTACAGCCCGCCCAGGAGTGCGCTTGATGACCACCAGTAAACTGCAGCACACTCAGGATCGAATTGCCAAATCTCAAGCAATATTGAAAAAGTTGCTTGAGGTAGAGAAGAAACTACTAGCCAAAACTCTTGTGAAATGCAGTCGATACATCAACGGCAACCGCGGTATCAATAAGGGCTGTGGAGCCGAACATCCCATAGACTCACTGGAGTACATCCAGACACATTGGTACACGGAACCACACGGATGCACCGGTGGAGACTACTGGAACCAGGGTGAAGGGAACTGGATCTGCCCCAGTTGTGGCGGGCGTAACCGCCTGTACGATCACCCGGAAATCATACAGCTAAAGCATTTATTCAATTCGGTGGCAGACGAGTACGGCCGATGACCACCTCCCAGCACCCGGGTGGGCGGGTAGTATCCTCCATGTTCAGGGAGGAACCGAACATGGCACGGCGCCGTGGCACTCAAAAAGGCCACATATACGAGAAGTCTGGCAGTTGGCTTCTGCGTTATCGAGTTTACACACGAGAGCATCCAAACGGGCACATTGAAACCGTTCGACTCGGTCCAGCCGAGGGGCCGGGAAAACTAGGCAAGAAACAGGCTCAATCCTTCGCGGATGATCATTATCTGCGTCCGCTGAATTCGTCCATCAATAAGCCGGTATCGACATTAACAGTGGGCGAGTACTGGGAGAAGCACTACGAGCCGTTTCTGAGGAAATCGCGGAAGTACGCGACCCAGATTCAGTACATCAGTCTGTGGAAATGGCTGGAGCCGAATAGCGGCAAGATCCGCCTGTGGGAATGGTCCCCGGAGCATATCGACCAAGCAGTCTCAGCCTCATTGAAGGTCGGGAATAGCACGGCAACGGCGAAGCATATCGTCAAAGTCGCCTCAGCCATCTTTACTCACGCCAAACTGAAGCGATTCGCGAGCGGGGATAACCCGGCGGCGGCTGTCGATCCTATCACAGTGGAAGCGGTACGCACCGTCCGGTCCCTGACTTGGGAACAGGCCCAGAATCTCCTGACGCGACTCCCGGACCCGGCGCGGACCATGGCTCTCATGTCGATCACGATGAGCATGAACGTATCCGAAATGCTCGGGCTCCGCGAGAAGCACCTGAACACCACGGACCAAGTACTGATATTCGATGGGACAGATGCCATTCCGCCGCACGAGGTAGCCGTCCGGGAGCATCTTTATCACGGGCGCCGCGGAAGCCTGAAGGCCGGGAGCCGGAAACGGAACATCCCGATGCCGGCACGCCTGGAGGATTCCGTGACGTCACTCCTGAAATCAAACCGCGTTCGCGGGCCCGAAGCGCCGGTATTCCAGACCGGAATCGGTACGCCGCAATCGGCTGACAATCTGGCAAAACGGGTCCTGAAGCCAGTTGCCGCTTCGCTGGAAATGCCGTGGATGTCGTGGCACGTTCTCCGGCACACACACGCCACGTTTACAAAGCTCGCAGGGATGAGTGATTACGACCGGCAGAGGACGATGGGGCACGCGAGCGCAGATATGACGGATAGATATACCCATGAGGATCGGGCGCGCATCCGCACGGGTCTTGAAAAGGTCACATCGCGGTTGTTGGATGTGACGATCGAAGCGCCAAGGCAGGTAATGTAGACCATGAAAAAGCTGAAATTCTGTTCACCAACTGATCACCCAGCAGCCGTAGTTGTTGGAAACAAAAGGGCAATTAATGATGGACCATTTGCCTCCGGAGCAAAAGGTCAGAGGTTCGAATCCTCTCGGGCGTACCACTCTTTCTTAAATAATCAACAACTTACATATCTGGATTTGAGCCCGCCTCGAATCGGACTGTTTGCTTTCACCCGATTTTTCATCCATTCCGTTCACCAACTGATCACCTGGGCCTCGTGTAGGCAAACGGTCATCCTCCCTACCCCTATACAGACGGAGGTGTGCGCGTGAAGATCGGGGATTCGGTTTGGATCTACGACAGCAACTGCCGGATCTACCCCAAGGACGAGAACGGTAAGCATATTCCCAACTCATCACCGGACTACAGGCTGTCGTGGCTGGAGAAGTTCGTCATTGGAGAAACTCGGATTTCTTGGATCGTAGCCAACAGCCGGGATGCTAAGCCGGGGCAGAAATGGCGCTGCCATAAGATCCCTAAAAAGCCCGAATTTCAATCTACCGAAGTTCGCGGGGTTGCCTACTCAGCCGAGGAACTGGACGCTGCCGTGTGGCAATCTTCGCATCGCTGGAGGGTTATTCGGATGGTAGAGCATTGCAACGGCGACACGCTCCGCAAGATAGCTGAATTGGTCGGATACCAGCCGGAGGCCCACCAATGAGCGGTGTGAATCTCCCTGTACGGGATGAAGGGATGGATTACGAGGAGACTTTGCCGTGACGCAAAATCATGGTGGATGCTATCGGCGTGCTGGTTGTTATCGCCGTCCTAGCCAACAACATAATCCTGGTCCGTTGTGTGGTGAAGATTTGCGATTAAGAAGGTTATTGAGGAGATCGGATTTATGAGCATGAAGGCTAAACGCAACCTGATTCGAGTAATCCATAAGGCTCCTGGCAAGAAAGGCAAGCAGGAGTACCGCGAGTTTGACACGTTCGAGGAAGCATGGGCATACATCGAGCGAAACGAGGGCCGTTGCCATATGGCTAAAGGCCGATTCGATGCGGCAAGTTTTAAATATCCGGCGCGCAGTAAGTGAGGACGCTAAATGCAGGCAGGGGAACGCTATCGGGGCTGCGAAGGACTACGTTGACAAACAACTGTGGGGATCCTGAGAAATTCATCACCGAGTTTGCCGCATGGTTCAACGAAAACATCTGGAGTAAAGCCGTGACCACAGAAGACAAAGTAAGAGCCCGTATTCAGGAGATGAGGGAGCGGGCGAAGCGTTCAGCCGAAATGGAAGACACGGTAGTGAGAAGGCTGGCCAGGTTCAATATTTATAACAGCGATCTCCCGGCCTGCCTGGATCTACTGGAGGGGCTGCTTGTGGAGCGAAAGCAGTTTCATAATGACAGATTTGTAAGCCGAGCAATCGCCGCAACCGATATCGCACTACAGCACTTCGCAGGATCGGAGGAGAAGCCGAATGAGTAACTGGACTGTAGAGGAGAAGAAGGCTTGCCGAGACGCTGTCAGTAGAATGCGCCTATGTGGATGTGGCTTAGGGACGACATGGGCCATCGTGCAGATGCTCCTGGAAAGGGGTGCAGACCCCGCCGCACACGGTACATTTTATGATCCGGCCGATGGTGTAACCGCCGAGTGGGTCCAATTTGGAGCTCATGTGCTGGATGGCTACGATTTACTCGATCACGGAATCGGAATTGGGTGTGCGTGGATTACAGACGACGGGAAACTCGTTTTGCGACTACTCCAGGAGCACGGGATTGACGATAGCGACTGGCCGATATGGGTTCAAACTTGGCAGATATCGGATAGCAAGCGCACCTGGGACCCAGCGGAAGAACCGGAGGAGAAATCAAGTAATGGATGAGGTTATGGAAACACAAACAGTACGAATCAAGAAACTACATGACGCCGCGATTCTACCGGCTTACGCTCACGGTCCACTGGAAGACGCCGGTATGGATCTGTTCGCTATTGAGGAAGTGATTCTCTCGCCCGGTGTGCCGACGGCGGTACGAACAGGGATCAGCATTGAATTGCCTCCCGGATTCGAGGCACAGGTGAGAGCGCGCGGCGGATTGGCGCTAAAGCATGGGATTCAAGTGGTTAATGGACCCGGCACATGCGATCCAGCCTACCGCGGAGAGATTAAGGTCATTCTGGTTTGGGGTGGGTATGAGCCGAACGCCATCAACTACCTCGGGGTGGCCGTCTCTTGCGAGGAGTATGTATCTGAAGTGCTTAGATACCCAAACGCATGGGGCGAACTAGACCCGGCGCAGGTTAACCACAATATTGAGTGCTCACGGCGGCACCACGGACGCTACCGCATCTCCCCCGGTCAGAAAATCGCCCAACTCGTGATTGCGCGCTACATCGGCGTGACGTGGGAGGAATCCACAGAGGAACTCACCACCACATCACGGGGAGCCGGTGGATTCGGTTCAACGGGAGCATAAAACACTAGCTACCGATTCTGTTCAATGAGAAACTAACGTTGTAGTAGTTCAGCTAGTACTCAGGCCAGACTTTTATACATCCCGCGGCCGTTAAGCGATTTTGCCGACCTCTTACGGCCACGGGAGCGATACGTGAGGACGCATCATGAGAAATTTAGCACACCCGCGCCTGCGGGTATGCATTCGTCACATTTGGTTTGACGCGCGGAGGGTTGCTCCGTGACAGTCGAACCGCGAGAATTCCAAACAATTGCCATCGATAGTCTCCGCCGGGAGATCCTTTCCGGCGTCCGGTCTGTAATCCTCGTCAGTCCGACCGGGAGCGGGAAAACCACGATTGCCGCGATTATGATCCGCGCGGCAATCGCTCGCGGGAAGCGGGTTTTGTTTCTTGCTCATCGCCTGGAACTCATCGACCAGTGCTCCGAAAGACTCTCCGATATCGGAGTCGAGCATGGCGTGGTCATGGGTAGCGATCCGCGGTATCGGCCGTGGCTTCCGGTGCAGGTTTGCAGTGTACCCACGCTCGTCAGGCGTGAAAAACTCCCCCCAGCGGACCTGATTTTTATCGATGAGGCGCACCGCGCCGCCGCCGAAAGTTACCTGAAAATCATGCGCCGCTACGAGAAAGCGGTGTTCGTGGGGCTTACGGCCACTCCGGCCCGCCTCGACGGGAAAGGACTCGGGACGCTTTTTCAATCCATGGTCGAGTGCCCGTCTGTCGCAGAACTCACGGAAATGGGCTATTTAGTCCCATCGCGCGTGTTCGGGCATCCGATGCAACCGGATCTCACTGATGTTCACAAAACAGCCGGAGATTACAAGAAGGACGAACTGGCTACCGCCGTCGATAAACCGAAGCTGATCGGCTCGATTCTGGAGCACTGGCTGAAACTGGCGCGGGATCGGCAGACAGTTTGCTTTGCCGTCAATATCCATCATTCCCAGGAAATCATGAACCAGTTCCGCGCTGCCGGGATTGCTTGCGAACACCTTGATTCCGACACCGACCGAAAGGAACGAAAAGCCATCCTGCGCCGGTTCAAATCGGGCGAAACAAAAGTAGTCACAAATGTTCAGATCCTCACAGAAGGATACGACAACCCGGCCACGTCGTGCGCTATTCTTGCCCGTCCGACTCTATCGCTGACGCTGTATTTGCAGATGGTAGGCCGCGTTCTCCGGCCATTCGGGCAAAAATCGGATGCGATCATCCTCGATCATGCCGGGTCTGTGATGCAGTTCGGGCTTCCTGATGACGACCGTCAATGGAGCCTCGACGGATCACGCAACGGGCGGGGCCGTGACGCCTACGACGCCTCCCTGGCCGTCCGTATGTGCCCGGAGTGCTGGTGCGCCTTCAAGGCCACGGAGATTACCTGCCCGGCGTGCGGCTGGATGTATGTCGCGAAGGATCGCGAAATCAAGGTTGAGGCCGGGGAACTTCAGGAGATCACGGAATCACCGGAAGCCAAGCCGTACGTGCCGAAGCACTGGTCCGACAACCCGATACGGCGGCACTTCCAACACGAGGCCGTGAAACTGAACAAGTCCCACCGCTGGATGTTCAAAATGTCCGAGTTGGCCGAGCGCGGAGACCTCTACGTCCCCCGTGACATTTTCCTTCAGTGGCAAGCGTGGGAGCGACGGAAGGCCGGGGTAATTCACATACCTGAGTCGCGCGCTATCGAGGTGGCCGTATGACGTGGCTGGATTACGGATACGAACCACGGCCCGCGAAGAAACCAATCCTGCGCGGCGTAGACATTCGCCTCGCGGACCTTCGCCCGACACACCCGACGATACGGCCCGCTCAGTGGGAAAAACAACTACCGCGCGAGGCATGGGTGCAACCAGAAGACATCAAGACGCTATTCGCGGATCGAGCGCGAGCGGCCGCGACTGCGGCGGCGAAAAAGGGGCGGAAATGACGGCGCAAGAGATTACGAGTGGGCTACTTGTGCGCATCCCGCAAGAGTTCAATGCGCGAGTGTGGCGGGTGAATGTGATTAGCCAGAAAGTCGGCGACAGATTTATTCGGGCTGGGATTAAGGGTATGGCCGATATTTCCGGGATCGCTGGACCGGGCGGCCGCCGTTTGGAAATCGAAGTGAAGGCGGGGCGAGATCGCCTTCGTCCGGAGCAAGCCTCATGGGGTCAAATGATTGAGCGTCACGGCGGGATTTTCATCGTTGCCAGAGGCGTAGACCAAGCAATCGGCGAACTGAGACACCGGCTGGAAGTGACCCAATGAGCGCACCGTATCAGGAAAACGCGGACTCAATCAAGGCGCTCATAAGCCCGGTGAATCTCATCAAGCAATATCTGGAACTCAAAAAAGATGGATCTTCTTTCAAGGCGCGCTGCCCGTTTCACAAAGAAAAAACGCCATCCTTCAAGGTATCGGCGGAGGGGTATCACTGCTTCGGATGTGGCGCGAAGGGCGATATCATCCGGTTCATCCGTGAGATCGAAGGGCTATCATTCCCGGAAGCCTGTAAACGGATTCGCGAGATAACCACAGGCGAAGGCCCGGTGCCGAAACTCCGGTTCGTTCCGGTGGCCCCCACGGCGAATCTGAACACGGATTATATTTCCGTAGACAATGCCGATGAGACACCCGACACGATCGAGTGGGAGCCGAGAAAATGGCACGATGACGGGTTCTATCCGTCAGCGGAGTACATCTACACGGACGAGCAGTATTCACCGCTGTTCAAGGTCGCCCGATATGAGCAACTTGACCCTTCGGGGAGGAAGCGCAAGGATTTCCCGCTATTTCGATGCGAAGGTGTTGCGAGAAACGGGGAGCCGCGGTGGGTTGTCGGTAAGGGTTCTACGAGGATGGTTCTCTACCGTCTCCCGGCGATTCTCGCCTCCGCGGACGTGTATGTGGTGGAGGGAGAAAAGGATGTAGAAACGCTGGAGAAGCAGGGGATCGTGGCGACTACCTCGCCGGGCGGATCGAATGGCCCCTGGACCCCGGAATTCACCGCGGCGCTCGCCGGGAAAGACGTAATCATCATCCCGGATAACGATGAGCCTGGTCTCAATCGGGCGCAGTTCATCGCGACCGAAATCAATGGTCAAGCGGAGCGAGTGACCGTCGTTAACTTGCCCGTCGCCTTCAAGGACGTAACGGATTACTTCGAGGCCGGGAACTCAGCCTATGATCTAAGTCAGTTGGTTGCGGAAGCGCGGCTGGAGGAGAAGGCAATCGAGGAAGATTATCACCCGCAGGGATCATGGAATGACGGCGAAAAAGTCACTCCAAACTCTCTCGCTGAAATAGTCATGGGCACGTACCCGTTCGTCAGCGACCAGCACGGATACGTTTATCAGTACAACTGGCGGCATTGGGAGCGCACCACGAAAAAACAGATTTGCGCTTACGTGAACCAGGCGGATAACAAATACGCCGCATCGGAGCGGCGAAGATCAGAAGCCGCAAATTATATCTTGGCCTGCACGAACCGGAAAATAATCAAGTGGCGCCAGATCCCAATCACCGATATCCCGGTATGGAACGGCGTCGTGTCGGTGGACACGGGCGAACTCCGGTCGCATCGGAAAGAAGACTACCTCGAAGCAATTCCGCCGGTGCGCTACATGGGGCAAAAGCCATGTCCGCATTGGCTGG